CTTGTTTGCGTTCGTTTTCAGTCGGAACAAATGCTTTTCTTCCTGCGTTTTCTCGCGCTCCGCCGTTTTCCTTAATGCTTTTTCGCTTAAGACTTGATTTTTCAACTTTCTGTGTTGACATTTTTCACCTCCGCAAACGTTTTTCCAGAGGCTTCATGGACAGCCTCTTTGCCCGTAAATTCCTGCCAGCGCGTGACGATCACGTCGCAGTATTTTGGGTCCAACTCCATGAGCCGTGCAACCCGGCCGTTTTTCTCGGCTGCGATCAGGGTGGTGCCCGAGCCGCCGAAGCTGTCGAGCACGATGTCGCCGCCCTTGGTGTTGTTGAGAAGCTGGTACTCGAACAGGGCCACGGGCTTCATGGTTGGGTGTTCGCCGTTGCGGCTGGGCTTGTCGAACTCAAGGATGGTGGTCTGCTTGCGGTCGGATGCCCACAGGTGGCCAGCGCCTTCCTTCCAGCCGTACAGGCAAGGCTCGTGCTGCCAGTGGTAGTCCTGGCGGCCCATAACAAGCGACGATTTCTTCCAGATCAGGCACTGGCGCACGGCCCAGCCCGCGTCCTTGGCCGCGCCTCGGAAGTTGTAGCCCTCGCTGTCGGCGTGCCAGATGTAAAACACGGCGCCCGGCTTCATGACGGCGTCGGCAGCGGTGTAAGCGTCGCGCAGGAACTGCCGGAACTGATCGTCGCCCATCTCGTCGTTTTGAATCGTCAGGGCGTCTTTGGTTTTGCCCTCGTAGGCCACGTTGTAAGGCGGGTCGGTGAGCCACATGTCCACCGGTTGGCCGTCGCACAGGCGCTCCAAGTCTGCGATGCTGGTGCTGTCGCCGCAAAGCAGGCGGTGCTTGCCCATGACCCAAACGTCGCCCTGGACGGTCACGGGGTCGACCGGAACGGGTGGTGCATCGTCCGGGTCGGTCAGGCCCTCGGGCAGCTCCTCGGGCATCAGCGCGTCGATCTCGTCCTGGCTGAAACCGGTGAGCTCAACGTCGAAGCCCATCTCCATGAGATCCTTGAACTCCAGCGCCAGCATTTCGTTGTCCCACCCGGCGTTCAAGGCGAGGCGGTTGTCGGCCACGATGTAGGCGCGTTTCTTGGCCTCGGACCAGCCCTTGGCCACCATGACCGGGACCTGGGTCATTTTGAGGCGCTGTGCGGCCAACGTGCGGCCGTGTCCGGCAATGATGCCGCCTTGCTCGTCGACCAGGATCGGCGTGGTCCATCCCCACTCTTTGATCGAGGCCACCAGCTGCCCGATCTGCTCATCGGAGTGGGTGCGGCTATTGCGTGCGTAGGGGATCAGTTTTTCGATCGGCCAGTGCTCGATTTTGTCGGCAGGATTTCCGGTGAGGATTTCGCCGGTAATTTGTGGGGCTTGATTTTCCCCGGTTTTTTCAGTCTGCTGTTTTTTCATGCAGGGCTCCAAGTGGTGGGTTGTGAATTATGCAACGGTTTGCCGGGGTTGTGGCTCCGCACAGGATCGCACCGGATTGCACGGGAAAAATCCCACTCCGCTTGTATTCTTTCTTGCGTGTGTGCGTGTGTGTGCATATGCATAAGGGTATGTTTTATCCTGTGCGATCTTGTGCGGGGGTTAAAAAACACAATTAAATCAAAGGGTTAGGTTGTTTTTTGCATCTTGTGCAATCTTGTGCGGCACAGGATGCATCTTGTGCCAAATGCAAAAATCAGAATGGTTCCGAGTCGCTCTCCCAGTCGTGACGCAGCCGAATTCCGATGCAAAGGTTCAATCTTGTGCGAGATGCGCCATCCGCACAGGATGGATCTGCGGGTGATCCTGTGCGGGAGGCCATCGGTTGGCTGCGTTTGATGCTCGGGAAAGCAGCCGAAAGCTGCCGTCCAAACGACACTTTTGTGCCTGCGTGATCGCGGCCCTGGGCCTCGCACCACTTCTTCCAGGCCTTGAAAAGCTCGTCGCGGTCGACCTGGGCGTGCTCGCTGACCACGCAAAGTTCGTCCACAAAAGCCCGGATCGGGCTGGTCTGATCGACCAAGTCGGAGGCCAGCTCGTCGGCTGATTTGGGGCGCTGGAAGTACCCGCGTTGGTTCAAGCGAAGCAGGCCGTCCAAGGCCCACAGGACGATGCCAGGCAGCTCCTTAAGCAGTCGGTCGGTCAGGCCATGGTCCTCGCGGCCCAGGAAGCTCGTGTTGAACTTGAAGGGCAAAAACCGGTTGGCCAGGGCGGCCGAGGCGTCCGAGAAGGCGGGAAGCTCGTTGGAGGCCAGCACGAAGCGAATGGCCATCTTGCCGGACCAGGCGGTCATGTTCTTGCGGTCGATCGTGATCGTGTCCTCGCCCGAAATCCGCAGCAAGTTTTCCACGATCGGCTGCTGATCGGCCCGGCCGGACAGGCGCGCGTCCGAGATCATGGCCAGGCGCTTGCCGATCAGGGGCTGCAGGCCGAACTGCGTGCCCAGGGACGCCAGGCTTGGGCTTACCCGGTTGGCGTACCCCACCAGGGCCTCGAGGATGCGCAGGATCGTGCCCTTGCCGCAGCGCGGGGGGCCGATGAGCATGAACATCTTTTGTTGGCTGGTGTCGTCGGTCAGCAGGTAGCCGAACACCTCGGCCAGGGTGTCGATCGACTCGGGGTCGTCGGGCCAGAGGCTGTGCAGGAATTTCAGCCACTCGGTGGGCTCACTGGCGCTGGGGTTGTAGTCAAACGCCAGGGACGAGACGCAAAACAGGCGGTCCGTCGAGGGCATGATGGTTCGCGTGGGGTGGTGCAGAAACCCGTTTTTAAAGGCCACGATCTCGTGGGCGGGAAAGTCGCCTGGTTTCGGGTCGATCCAGACCTGGGGCTCAGGCAGGTCGGCGTAGCAGACCGCGCGCAGGGCGTGGGCCACATCGTTGACCGTGCTGGTCTTGGGGTTGAAGGCCACCGTTTCGCTGTCGCCCGTTTTGGGGTTGACCTTGAGGGTCATGCACCCGGCCATGAAGTGGTAGAGGCGCTGGTCGATGTAGACCCGGTCCCGGGTGACGTAGCGGGTGGTGTCCCAGCTGTAGAACTCGCCGCGCCAGTGCAGGATACGCCCAGCCTCGGGCAGGGTGTCATGGAACAGGGTGGCGGTTTTCATCGGCGAGGATGAAAAAATCATTGGGGCATCGTGGCTGTCCGGTGGAATGTCGTCCGGGCCGTCGTCGGGCGGGGGTGGGTGGTCAGCGCCGCCAGAGGAGTACTCCGGGGGGTGGGCAAAAGGGTGGGCCGATTCTGCAAAGCGTTCTGCAGATTCTGCGGAATGGTTCTGCAAAGGCACATCATCCCAAGGCGCACCTTCGGGCCCGTCGTCACCAGGTGGCAGGGTCTCGGGCTCATCCGGTGAGCCTGCCTTCATGATACCGTCCTCGACTGCAATGAGGCCCTCGGCCAGGTGCAGGTCGTTGAAGTCGGTACCGGTGCCCCGGTCCACAGACCACAAGGGGATGGCCACCAGGGCGTTGATTTCTCGCGCAGCCTTGCGGGCATCGGTGATGCCCGGATTGCCCTTGGTCTGGAAGTCATCGTCGGCCGCGATCACGATTCGGGCGTCGGGAAGGGCTGCGCGGATTTTTCGGGCGACCGGCGCCAGGTTGCCGGAGTTAAAGGCGACCACCACGCAGTGCCCGGTGGCCATGCGGATGGAGCAGCAGGTGGCCCAGCCCTCGGCGATGATGACCGTACCCTGCTTGTCGGGCTTGCCCAGGACGGTGTAGGCGCCGCCGGACGGGGTGCCTTTCAAAAACAGCTTTGTGCCGTCGGACTTGATGCGCTGCAGGCCGACCAAGGCGCCGGGGCCGTGGCGCATGGGGATGAGCAGCTCGTCGGCCAGCTGGCGGGCGCCCTCGGGCTCGATCAGCTTGCGTTGAGCGTAGGGGTGAACGGTTGGGGTGCTGGCCCGGGCCCACATCTCGGCGGCGCGTTGGGCGGCCAGCTCGCGCTCGATGCGCGCTGCGGTTTCCTCTTCGGCCATCCGGGCCTCGCGCTCAGCGATGCGGCGGGCACGTTCTTCGGGGTCGACCGGCTTACGGTCCTGGGCTGTGGATTTGTAGCCGCCCTCTTTGGCCAAGGCGATCAGGGTGCCGATCGTGGCGCGGTTTGTGCCGCCGCCGGGCTTGCACGATTTCCAGACGTCGCGCGCGTCGCGGGGGTTGTAGTTCGAGCCCTGCTGGCTCCAGGCGTCCCAAGCATCAAAGGCTGGCTCGCCGAATTCTTCTTTGAGGATGAAGGCCATCTTCACCCAGGTTTCGCGGTCATCAACACCGCGAACGAATGAGAGCATGCGCTCTGCTGTCTCAAGGGAAATGGGATCCCTTTGCCCTGTCGGTTTTTTTGTTGTCATACCTGGCGTCTGTTGGCTGGCGAGTAAAAGGTGGGGCAGCCCTCGCCAGGGTCAGGCTTTGTCCCGCGTGGATCAGACGCGGTAAGCCCCGTGGACAGTATAAAGGTGTGTGGGCGGAAAAACGCAACAGATGCGCAAATAAATGTGCGGAAAACCCGTACAGGCGTGGTAGGATTACGCCCGACACGCTGCCGGAATGGAGTTCAAGAAACTCGGCGAAAACAGGTCGGTGGCGTGTCAAACTGTCGCGGGCGGTGCTGGGCACCGGCAGGTCTCATAAGCCTGATCGCGCATGGTTCGATTCCATGGCCCGCAACCATCATTCCGCCAGCACCCGCCTGGCGTCCTCCACCGACCGCACGATCCCGGCCAAGGCGCCGCGCTTTTTCATGGCGGCGATGAATGCCAGCTGCTCTTTGGTGGCCCGGCCGGTGGCGGTCTTCACCTCCAGGTAGAAAGCATGGCAATCAGCCTGGCGGTGGCCAAACAGGTCCGAAAAACCGACGGGCAGGCCCGAGCGCACCGGCCGTCCGTCCTTGGTGAAGAACAAGCCCACGTTGGCCCGGGCCACGAAGTGCCCGTCCTCCGAGAGAGCGACCATGATCTGGCGCATCAAATCGGATTCGGTCATCGCCTGCCGTGCTCCCACACACGCCGCACCAAGGCCTCGAGCTCTAGGCAGGCCTTCTCGCCGCGCACCTGCAGGATCCCGCGCTTGACGATCTTGCCGCCTTCCTCCCGGCCGCGCAGGTACTCGCGGCGCAGGACTTTGTCGGGGATGGCCAAGATGTGGCGGGCTTCACATTCCTGACGCCAAGCCTTGCACCAAGTGCACACGGTGGTGCCGTCGATCAGTTTGGTCACCTGGTCAGTCTCCAGGCGGTTGCATCCGGCGCAGCTCATCGTCGTTGTGCCTCCTTGGCGTGGCGGGCGCGGAGAACATGGCGAGCCCAAAGTTCAGGCCTCTTCATGCCGCGTTGTCGGCCAATTTTTATGAGGTCCTCCAGCGTCTGCGACCTACCCTGCTCCATCTTGCGGGCCTTGATCGCTTGAGCCTTGGCGGCGTCGGTGATCTCCTGAAGCTCCCCATCCACCTCCTCGATCTCGCGCCCAACCGGCTCGAAGTGGTGGCCACAAGCGCAGTCGGTGACGATGCTGGGCACGGTGGCAAAGCAGGCCGGGCAGGTCTTGACCGGCACTTCAGACTTCTTGGCGCCCTTGCGCTTTTCTACGGCGGCCAGGGTCCACTCGCGTTTGTCGGTCGGAAGCCCGTGGCGCTTCACGTTGCCAGCATGGTCGAGGATGATGCAGTCCTCCTTGCCTGGGTGCGTGCGCAGGCCACGGCCGACGGACTGCAAGTACTTCACGACCGACTGCGTGGGCGCGAGTTGGATGATGCAGCCAATCGACGGGGCGTCCACACCAGCCACCCACAGTGCGCAATTGCACACAACGTCCAGGCTGCCATCGCGCAGGCCCTGCAGTGCGGCGTCGCGCTCGACGGTGTCCGAGTCACCGCTGATGGCCACGGCCCGGTACCCAGCCTGGCGAAACTGCTCGGCCACGTTGGTGGCGTGCTCGACAGTCACGCAAAACGCCACGGCCGGGCGACCGTGCGCCAGCTTGCGGTAGTGCGTGACAGCCGACCCGGTGATCACCGGCTTGTCCATCGCGGCGGCCAGCTCGCCCTGGTTGAAGTCGCCCGCAACGGTGTGCACACCGGACAGGTCCGGCTCGCTGGGGGCGTAGTAACGGATGGCGGCCAGCAGCTTCTCGTCGATCAGCTCCTGGGTACCGCAGGTGAGGATCAGAATGTCGGCCACCTCACCCATGCCCCGGCCGTCCAAGCGGCAAGGCGTGCCGGTCAGGTGCAGCAGGTGAGTGCCACCGGGCCGCTTGAACTTCGGGCCTGCGCCAGCCCACTGGAAGATGGTCTGGTAGGTGTTGGCCACGGCCAGATGCGCCTCGTCCACGATGATCAGGTCCGGCGGCTCGAACTGGTCCAAGCGGCGCACCAGAGTCTGCACCATGGCCACCTGAACCGGGTGGTGTCTGTTGCCATCACGGCCAGCGGCGATCCAGCCGTGGTCAATGCCCGCATCGGTCAGGCGACTGCTTGTGTCGTTGAGGATTTCCTTGAGGTGCGCGATGAACCACACGCGATTTCCTTTGGCCAGGGCGCTGTGGATCATGCAGATCGCGGTTGCACTCTTGCCAAAACCCGTGGGGGCTACCAGGATGGGCGCCTTGAAGCCGCGACGGTATGCGGCGCGCAGGTCGTCGATGGCTTTTGCTTGTCGGGGGCGAGGAATGATCATCGCTTCCCCCGAATCGGAGCGCGCTCGACGAAGTAGCGGCCGGTGGCGTGATTGAATTTTCCAGTCAAGCCGCGCTGATTGAGCAGCTCCTGCAGCGTAGTGTTGTGCGGGATGTGCGCAAGCCACTCGCCACCAATCTCGTTTGGCTCGCCGGTTGACGCGATGCGGTTCAGGAAATCGATGATCTCCAGGTAAGCGTTCTTCTTGAGCGTTGCTTCGTATTCATCCCTGGTCATATCAAGTCCCCCGGCCTGACCAGTGCTTTTGCCTTCCTGCGCCGCCAACCTGCATACTGCACCGCTTTCAGATCGGCCAACACCTCGCGGTGCACGATCTCGACGTTGTGCATCTGCATGTAGTTGTCGATCACGTTGAAGCGGTTTTTCTCAAACATGAATTTCGGCTTGCGATGCAGGCGCAGGCGAAAACGGTAGGTTGTTGCGCTGTGCGCGGAAAAGTCGTACCAGGCCCAAATCAGCACAAATCCGCCGGGCGTGAATCGAAAGTTCAGTCCAATATGGATGTGCTCGCCTTCGCGTGTGTAGTGGATCATGTGTTTTCCTTGATGGTCCCCGGATCAGTGGAATGACTGTTGTCGCCGGTTGCGCGCCGAAAACCCTCCTGGTACCCCTCGTAATGAGCCACCCAGTCCCAGTTCAGTTGTTTTGGGTTACGTCGCTCCACCTCGCCGCGATTCATTGCTCTTGCATAAGCTTCACGACGATTGGTTGCATAACGGGCGGCTTTCATGTGCAGTTCTTCATCAGTCATCTTCATTCTCCTGGTAGTCCTGGATTAGCTGGGCCTTGACCAAGTCCAAGCATCCGAGAGCGGTGGGCAGCAGCATGGTCTGCTCGTATTTGTGCACGACGGCAAGCAGCTCGTCGACCAAGGCTTGGGTGATGGCGCCGTGGTAATTCATTTGTTGGTCCTCGGTGGGAGTTGCGAAATCGCCCGCGCAAGTTGGCGCAGGCGTTCGAGGGCGGTTTGTAGCGGTGTCATGGCCAGAGCACCCCCGAGCGAACCTGCTCGCGCAGCGCGGAATAGTCGCCACACATGCATTCGTCCAGGTGGTCTGCGATGCGTTGGCGCTCGGCCACAGCCCCTAACTCTTTGAGCTTGTCGCAAAGGGCGTGAAACCCCGTGATGTTGATGTCGCTGTCCGAGCCTTTGATTTTGCAAATGCTCAAGATTCCCACTCTGATTTCTTGGTCGGTCATGCTTGCCCCCTCATCATCTTCCACAACACCGGCGCTGGCCGCCTGCTCAGCGCTCGCTTGCGACCGCGCATGCCTCTGGCCTTGCGGATGGGTGGTCGCCACATCAGGTTGAGGAATAGCGCGGGGGGCACGATCAGGTGCGTGGGACGCAAAGCGATGCGCTCTTCCATGGCATCGATGTGCCCAGCCATTTGCATAAGTGCCTGTTCCAGGCTTTCCTCGGTAAGTGCAGTCATGATTCCCCCCTTGCCTTGATAGCCGCGATGCATTCCTGTGCCTGCCAGTCTGTGGCGTACCTCTTCATGTGATATTTGGCTGCGATCTGCTCGCACGCTTTCAGGCAGCCATTGCGCTCCATCGCGGCGATCTTTGCGACCAGGATCTTGGCGATTCGAATCTCGTCCTGCAGGTCAACGCCCATGCGGTAGTTGCAGATTTGCCCGTCTGAGGTTCTGAGGTTGTGCACCTCGATCAGGAACTGCTCGACGGGGTCGGTGCTTTCAAAGCTCACCATGGCGCCTCCTCAGCATCGTTGAGCTGCTTGCGTTTGTACGCAGCTTCTTGCTTTGGAGTCCACGGCACGGGGCCGGTGGGCGGGGGGAATGGCCAGGTGTTCATGCAGCACCCCCGGTTGACTTGAATTCCAGGCTTACGCTCTCGCTGTAGTAACCGTTGGACTCGCCAAGCCAACGCACATCGACATAGCCTTTGCGCGTGGCGAACTTGTAGAACGTCCAGGTGTAGGACTCTGGCTCGTATTCGAACTTGTAGTCGGCAAGGGTTTCGCCTTGAGACTCTTCGGCGATCAGGAGCGGCTCGCCGACCAAGTCCTGGAGGTCGCCAGCGATGTCGTTGATCTCCACACGCTCGCAGCAATCTTGATGATGCAGGAAGGTGAAGACACCCTCATCGCATTTGAAGCGCATCTCGTCATCATCGGCTTCCACACTGGTGAAGACGACGCCGAGTAAGTCCTCGATCTTTGGCTCGTAGACGATGCCACCATCCCAGCCTTTGCGCTGGGCAATTTTCTCAAGCAGGCTCATACAGCCCTCCGTTGGTTTCCAGGCTCACGCCCGGTGTTTGCACCCTTCACATTTTTGATCGGCCTGGCCAAGTGATGTGCGGGTGTAGTTGCACTCGGCAGACATGCGAAACGGGCTGGGGACCATCTTGGCCACGCGGGTCTGGCCATCAAGCCACCAGCCGTCTTGCACAGGAAGCATGTTGCGATACTGTGGGCGATTAAAGCAACCATATTTTTTGGCCCCGGATTTTTGTGCGGTTTTGGCCACATAGTCTGCAATCGGATTCATGTGATTCGCGCCTGTCTTGATCGGTACAGAAAGCAGGTCGGGCCCGGCACACGCTCGAGCTGGCCGGATCGAATCAGGCGGCCGAGCGCGGCGTTGATGCGGCGCTTGCCCACGCGCACGGCAATGTCACGTGGCAGCTCATAGCGGATGTGCGAAATCGCACCCAACAGCTGCCGATCTGTAACAGACCGCTCACGATTCATTGGCGGCCCAGTCCTGAGCGGTTCGCAAAATCAGGTCCTCGGCCGTCAGGCTCAGGCCGCGAGCCTGGGCGATGGCCAGAATTCGGCCCTGCAAAGCGGACGGAACGGCGCCAGCGCTGCCGCCCTCGTCCTTGGGCTTGCGCCAGCGCACGACGGAGCTGGGGTTTCGCTCCAGGGCGCGGGCCAAGGCGCGTACCCCACCGAAGGCGTCGATGCACTTGTCTGCGGGGGTTTCCAGGGCTGGATCTTTGGTTTCTGCGGTCATGGCGGGGGAGTGTAGCGTAAAAAGCAACACTCAACCGAAAATATCTTAAAATAACCCACGCAAACCACTTGCAGCCCACGATTTGCGATGGCAAGATGCAGTTATCGCAACACCGACCGGAGAAAACATGGAAATCGAGACACGTGTCGCAGGCATTCCCTGCATCGCCAGAGTGACGCACTACTTTCGCCAGGCACCGCACCGGGGCAGCGCGCACACCTGCGACAGCGACCTGGATTACTACGGCTACACCGAGTGCGAGTTTGACATCCTCGACCGGCGTGGCCGCCCCGCCCCCTGGCTGGAGCGCAAGGCCACCGACGATGATCGCCAGCGCATCGAGCAAGAAATCACTGACCAACTGGAGGACTGAACCATGAGCACCAAGAAAACCAAACCCGAACTGACGCCCCCGCCAAGGCGCGAGATTTTTGACCGCCCAATCTACGACGGCAAGGAGCTGCGCCGCAATCCTGGCATCGCCGACGAACGGTTCCGCGCCTACGAGCTGCCCAGCCCGCAAGGCGGCCGCCTGGTTTATCCCAAGGAGCAAGCATGAACACAAAGATGCTGACCACCGCCCGCCGCCTCTGGTGCGTGGGCCACGCCGACCGGGCCACGCAGCGGGCCAACATGCGCAAGTGGGTGCGCTCGGTGCGCCTGCTCGGCGACCGCTGGATCATGGCCGCGCCCGAGCCCAAGCTGGCCACGCCGATCGCCGACGGCAAGCTCTCCAGCCTGGTGCTGCCCTTCCCCCTGCGCACGCCGCGCAGCCTGCACGAGGCCTACGAGGCGCGGAGGCAGGCATGAGCACACAACCCGAAGCCCTGCGGCTGGCGCATCTACTGGAGCACGCGCTTGGCAACACATTCAATTCAGAAGCCGCCGCCGAACTGCGCCGCCTGCACGCGACCCGCGACGAATGCGAACGTCAATATCAAGCCAAGTGTGACGAAATCGGAGAATTGCTTGAGATTAAGCATGAACTGCTGGAGGCGTTGAAAGCAATTCTCGAAAACGGCGCAGATTACACCGCGACACGCGACCAAGCCCGCGCCGCCATCGCCAAAGCGAAGGGCCAGCCATGAGCGACGCCGCAGAGCGCCAGGCCTACACGTGCACGCGTTGCAACGGCACGGGCCGTTACAGCTTCAATTTGATGCACGGCACCAAGTGCTACGGCTGCAACGGCTCAGGCAAGCAATACACCAAACCAAAGGCGCCCACGCCGAAGTGGGCCGTGTTTGGCCAGCACCGGCAGACCGGCGAGTGGCTTCGGCTCTACAACGTGGTGGCGCGCTCGAAAAACGCAGCCATTGAATGCGCCCAAAACATGTACGACCAGGCCAGCATGTCCTGGAAGGACACTTACACCCTGGCCGACGCCAGGGCCCTTAAATGGTCCGACATGGCCAGCCTTGATGCGCTGAGCTGGGCCGATGCAACGAAGGAGAGCAAATGAGCGAAATAAACACAGGTGGGCCAGCGTTCCCCGGCCCATACGCAAATGAAAACGGGAGTATTGAAGCCTTGTTTAAACAGCAAGGCATGACCCTGCGCGACTACTTTGCAGCCAAGGCGATGCAAGGGTTGATGCCAACAAATTACATAGATTCCAATGCAAAAGTGGCCTATCAAATGGCAGATGCCATGCTCCGCGCACGGGAGGCTGCATGACCCCCACCGCAAAACTTCGCTTTGTCGAGCGCAGCGTGCCGATGCATCCGTTTTATAAAAGCGTGGATGGGCAGGGCAAACTGGTGCAGGCCACTCAAACCTACCGCGTCCTCCAGCAGTGGTGGGCGGTCGAGCGCGCTGGCCAGATCACGCCAACGGGCGAGTGGCGCGACGTTCCTTTGGAGGCCGAGCAATGACCCCCCTGCCCTTCGATTACACGCGCTGCAGGCCCAAGGAGCCCGACGACAACTGCCAAAACTGCCGACGCTGGTGGGACCACCCGCAGCAGACGCACAACCCGCACCGCCAGTCCTTTGTGGTGACGGCCAACAGCAAGGACCGTGCGTGCGTTTGCATGCCGGTGAGTTTTATGGAGATACCAGAATGAAACATTGCAACGAATGCAACCGCGACCGCCTGCCAGAAGGCGGTATTTTTCTCACGGCCACGCGCTGGATTTGCGCCGAGTGCTGGCTTAAATTTCTGCAAGGACGGCGCAGCGTGAAGGAGACAGCGTGATGTACACCCCAGAAGATTCCCCGTTTGAAAAGTTCCGCACCGAGAAGCTCAAGGGTGTGGCCATGTCGCCAGACGTCCGCGAGCTGGTGGCGATGGCCTACGAGTCCGGATTTATCGATGGCATGCAAAAGCAGATGCAGTCCAGCGTTGACCGGGCTGTGAACCGCATGACAGCGATTCCGGTACCGCGCTACAACCCAGAAATCACAGCGTTTAAAACAGGAGACGAAGCATGAAAGACGAAGACTGCGAAGACCGCGCCCAGGCGCAGCTGGCATCACTTAAGCGCTCCATGCGCAAAACGCTGGAGGATGCAACGGTGCGCGCGATGCACAAAGTGATGGCGGAGTTTGAGGCTAAGTCAGACGAGCGGGTGATGAAGATGCCGAAGCAGCGATGCACCTTATGCAATTATCAGCACGGTCACGCGATTGGCTGCAAAAACAACCCAGTAGACATTGCGATTGCCAAGATGGTTGATCAGCCAGCGCAGCCGGTCGGGCAACCAGAATACAAATTCTGCGACGACGGGAAAGTGATTTTTAAAAACCCCGAAATATTGTCTCAGCGTGCGCAAGAGCAGCATCAAGAGTTGGTAGCGATTGGTTGGTACATTGAGGGCTACGGCGCAGTGCTTGGGGCAGTTAGGCCAAACCTACGTTATGAAGAATGGAGGCCCTTCTACGCCATTAAAACCCCACCACAGCGCAAGCCGCTGACGGATGAGGAAATCGAAGAAGTTTGGAGGCGCGTCCAAGCAAATGATTTTCACGATTGTGTGCAGCCGTTTGCCCGAGCCATTGAAGCCAAACTCAAGGAGAAGAATCATGGATAAGCAAACAGAAGCACTAAAGCTGGCACTGGAGGACGTTTACCTGACCATCATTCAATGGGATGTAGGAGGTGGAAAGCGCAGTCGCAGAGAATTGGCAAGACGCATCGTTGCACTAGCCGACCATTTTCCTGGCGCCACGAAAATGGTGGAGCTAGCACAGCAGCAGGAGCCTGTGTTGTGCGGATACCTTGATAAACGTGGCTACCGAGTGGCTGCTGATTTCGTAAGTGTGCCGGGGTACAAAAGCATGGAGTTGTGGCAGCAAGCGTACTACCAACCCGTCTACACATTCCCGCTGGTAAGCAAGCCGTGGGTGGGGCTGGTGGAAGCCATTAATTGGGTCAAGAAAAGGCGTGACGACTTTATAAACGCGCACGGCTCAACAGACCCGGATACCGGCACTCTTGAGTTCGGCAGTGGGCGACACGCCGAAGCAAAGGTTGAGTACGTTGGGGAGCTTGAAGAAATCATTGAGGGCTTGAGTGATTTGGAAGCCAAGCTGCGGGAGAAGAACGCATGAGCCGAGAAATTGAAATTGAACGTGAGATGTTTAGTCGGGCATTGCACAACGCAGTGTACTGGCAGAACAGAGTCGTTGAACTGATGCAGATTATTGAGATGTTTTGTTTGGATGCAGAAGCCGCTCACGACATTACAGGAGAACATAAATGAGCAAGAAAGACCAAGCAATGAAGCTGGCGCTGGAAGCGTTGGAAGATGCCCGCACATTCACTGGCGCATGGCCTACTGGCGCTAAAGCCATTACCGCCATCCGCGAAGCACTAGCCGAGCAGCCAGCACAGCAAGAGCCTTTTGGTTATTTCAAAGCCGAGCCATTTGGTTGGACTGACTGCGCTGAAACAGATGAAGGTGCAATTGCGCTGTATGAGCGCCCACAGCCAGCACAGCAGCAGGAGCCTGTGGCGCATTGTGAGGCAGGGCCAGAGCATTGCCCTGTTTGCTTAGCAGAAACTAGGTCGTTGGCATTGGCGGCGGCAGTTGGATATATCCAGCGCAATACTCCAAAGTTGGTTAGCGAAGAAATTTGCAGGGCTTTGGAAAAAATATCTCCACCAGCAAGCAAGCCTGAGCAGCAGGAGCCTGTGGCGTGGCGCGTCAAAGTTGAAACCAAACTTAGAGATGGGTCAGTGGATGTCGGATACCAACTCCGCAACGGGAGACTGTCTGAATATGATGAGCCCCTCTACACATCCCCACCAGCAAACAAGCCGTGGGTTGGGCTGACGCTGGAAGAAATTGACATCGAGTGGGGGTTGTTTATGTCTGGGCAAGGTTCGGGGTACATCCCAGATTTTGTTCACGCCATCGAAGCCAGACTTAAGGAAAAGAACGCATGATCTACTTTGAAACAGACCAACCCCACTTTGTGGTCTGGCCTTACCTTGCCGTTGGGGTTCGTGATGAACTCTGGATCGGCATCGGCTGGCTCAACTTTGAGATCGGCTGGCGCAACGGCGACGGCGGTTGGGGTAACCACACTGAGGAGAAAAAATGTTAACTGGAATTCTTATTGGGCTCGGCATCGCGGCAGTGATTGCGCTTGTCGGTTACATCTACGCCATTTGCAAATGGGGAGGCCTGTTTTGAACATCACCATCTACACCAAATCAGGTTGCCCAAACTGCACGACAGCCAAGCTGCGGGAGAAGAACGCATGAGCAAACCTGAGACTGTCATGAGCATCAACGGCTCGTACACTTTTGAAGAAGCAGACGAGAAGCGCAGCAAGCTGCGCGACCCCGAACGCTACGGCCTGTTCTGCATTTGCACGAAAGAAAACACGCAGCTCTGGTGCGTCATGCCCAAAGAAATTTTGAACGCCATCATGAACCACAAGGAGCGGACATGAACTGCTGCGACGAATACGGCAACTGCAACCAAGGCCGCGACTGCCCGGTGCGCAAGGAGCGCCAGGATTGCCCACACTGCGGGGGCCTGGGCTACGACGCCAGCGGTCTGAAATGCACCTGCCAGCCGGACCACTTTGGCAACACGCTGGCCTGGATCCTGGGCGGGTTCATCGCCGTGATGCTGGTCTTGATGACGATCAGGAGCTGTGCATGATTTACATACCGTACACCGGCCCCGCAAAACCCATCCCAACTTGGCGCAGGCCAAAAATCGACTACGTTGAAGCTGTTGTATTTTTGTCTGGAATTTTGATAACAGGACTTGATGTTTTTGCGTGGCGAGCGAACATGCCACTGTGATTTTTAAAGCCGGATTTCCCGGCGAAAAACGGAAGCTGAAAGGAGCAACCAATGTTTGATCGGACCATAGTCCACCAGGCGCCAGGCCACATCCGCGCCGAAATAACCGTCACTGAAAAACGCGCACCGACCGACGATTCGGTGCGGCTGTTGCGCGAAATGGAGGCCAAGGCAAAGGCCGAAGTCATCAAAGCGGTGGCCATCAACGACAACCTGTTCAACGGCGTGATTCACACGATGTTTGACACGCTCTCGTATCGAACCACGGTGCGGATGGTTTATTCGATGAACGGGAAAAAGCTCACCACGGATTACCACATCGATGATTCAAGATCGCTGGACGATTCGATAACGGGGTTGATCGATGCCGTCGCTCGGGACATTGCCATCGAGATTTTTCGCAAGCCGATATCAGAGGCGATGAAAGCAAACCACGGAATTTTCGGGAGCAACAAATGAAAGTCCACAAAGTAATCTGGTTCACCAGCGGCAAGGGCCTGGTTGGCATCGTTGAGGCCACGCAGGATGACGGCGAGCACGGCTATTGGATCGCGCCTTGCGACGGTTTCAACGAGGTGATCGACCAGAACCTGGTCGCGGTGCAGGGAGCGCGGTTTCCGGACCACGCGGGTCTGGCGTTGTTTGGAGGTGGCCATGAAAAAACGACCAGTAATTGAACGCCTGATGGACAAAATCCAGCGCGTGCCTTTCTCTGGTTGCTGGATTTGGACGGGAACAACAGCTCGTGGCGAATATGGCCTGATTGGCAACGGATACACCGAAGCAGGAAATGCACGGATGGTCTACACGCACAGAGTTTCATTCCAGCACTTTGTTGGCGAGATACCGCCGGGCCAAGAGGTTTGCCATCATTGCGATGTGCCAAGTTGTTGCAACCCAGAGCACCTTTTTTCAGGCACCCACAGTGAAAACATGCAAGACATGATTTCCAAGAAACGAGGCGACGCCTATCGCCGAGGATCACAAACAGAATGCCAGCGAGGCCACAGCCTGACTGGTGAGAACCTTCGCATCCGGCCTGACGGCCGACGTTATTGCCACCAATGCAAACTGGACTCGCAGCGCGCCAGGAGAATTAAATGACAACAGAAATCATTGTGCCGAACAGCCAAGAACACTGGCTTGAGCTTCGCAAACAAGACGTCACTTCCACCGAGTCAGCGTGCTTGTTTGGTGAAAGCCCCTACATGACCCACTTTGATTTGTGGCACCGCAAGCGCACAGGTGTTGTTCCAGAGTTCAAAGCAAACGAGCGCGTTCTTTGGGGCCAGCGACTTGAGTCGGCAATTGCTTATGGAATCGCTGAAGAACAAGGGTGGGACGTTAAGCCGATGAAAGAGTATTTGAGAAATCCAGACTTACGCATGGGTAGCTCGTTTGATTTTGTCATCACGAATCTTGGAGAACCCGTCCATCTGGAAATCAAAAACGTGGACTACCTTGCATTTCGGGATGGATGGCTGGAACACGACGATGGGTCCATCGAGGCCCCAATCCACATTGAGCTTCAAGTTCAGCACCAGATGGCCGTGAGCGGTTTCAAGCGCGCGTTCATCGGCGCGTTCATCGCGGGCAACCGTGGCGTGGTGATCGAGCGCCTGCGCGACGACGATGTGATCGCAGCGATCCGCGCCAAGGTGGCCGATTTCTGGCGCACGGTGGACGCAGGCCTGGAGCCCGAGCCCGTGATGCCAGGCGACGCTGAGGTGATCATTCGCATGAACCAGTACGCCAAGCCGGGAAAAATTCTGAGCGCAGAGGGCGACGACACCCTGGCCGAAATGCTGGAGCGGTACAAAAAAGCCGCCGCCGCCGAGAAGAACGCCAAGGAGGACAAGGAAGTCGCCAAGGCTGAAATTTTCCAGCACATCGGGGACGCCGAAAAGGTGCTCACCAACGCCTGGAGCGTGAGCTGCGCGATGCAGGCCGACACCCCGCCAACGCTGATCACCGAATCGATGGTGGGCCAGTCCTACGGCGGCCGATCGGGGTTCCGAAATCTTCGAATTTACCCACGCAAGCCCACGAAATGATGGTACACTGTTTGTAAATTCCAAACGGAACCCCCAGACGGAATCCACCCCGCAGCCGGTCGGCCACCGGCGTTTTCAGGAGCAACTCAAATGAGTCAAGTCGCTGTAATCAACGAAGTCAGAAGCGCCATTGAGCGCATGTCCCCGCAATTTAAAGCAGCCCTGCCAGCGCACGTGAACGTTGACAAGTTTGTGCGCGTCACCCTGACGGCCGTGCAAACCAACCCCAACTTGCTGGAGGCTGATCGCCGCACGCTTTTTGCCGCTGCCACCAAGGCCGCGCAGATGGGCTTGCTGCCAGACGGCCGCGAGGGCGCGATCGTCACTTTCAAAGGCCAGGCGCAATGGATGCCAATGGTCGCAGGCATCATGAAGCTGGTGCGCAACTCGGGCGAGATCAGCACCTGGTCGGTCCAGGCGGTCTACGAGAACGACACCTTCGATTTCTGCCTGGGCGACGAAGAGCACATCACGCACAAGCCCAACCTGTCCAACCGGGGCAAGCTGATTGCGGTCTACTCCATCGTAACAATGAAGGACGGCGAAAAGTCCCGCGAGGTCATGAGCGTCGAGGACGTCAACCAGATCCGCGCACGCAGCCGCTCAGGCAGCTCCGGCCCCTGGCAGACAGACTTCGCCGAAATGGCCAAAAAGACTGTGGTGCGCCGCCACGCCAAGCGCCTGCCGCTTTCGACCGACATTGACGGCGTGATTCGCGAGGACGACGAGCTGTTCATGCCACCCGAACCCGCAGAGGCGCCACGAGAGGCCGCACAAACGCCCGAAACACCATCGGCAACCAAGCGCCCCAGCCGCCTGCAAAAGGTTGCGGAACAGGCCCCACAGGCCGCCCACGCTGCCGACGCAGACGGCGTGATCGATGTGCCGCACACCGAGGTGCATGACGGCCAGGAATACGTCGGCGACGAAGCTGACAGCCCGATCTGAAAGGACCCGAAAAAATGAAATACCTGATCTACCTTGTCCGCGAATCCAACGACCCCGATGGCGACTTCCGCTTGATTCGCGCTGGCAGCCCCGCCCAGGTGATGCGCCACCTCATGAAGGACCGTTTCATCATCGAGCGCCCGGGCACGGCCGAAGTGGCCGACTACATGGAGGCTGGCATTCCCATCGAACGCGTGGCCAACAACGACCTCGAAAACTGATTTTTGGGCTGAAAGCGGATGCTGTGTAAGCCTTACCCGTCACAGAAACTGCGGCTTGACGCTACGGTTGACGGATACGACCACAGACGCAGCGAGTAGGCCCACCCACTTTTTAACCACTGAAAGCAAACCATGGAAAACCAAACCGCATCTTCTATTCCAACCCCCACCATCACCATCGAGTACACCGTCGAGGAGTTCAACTTCCTGCACGCCATCTTGAGCGACCTGCCCACCAAGTCCAACGCCTGGGTGCTTCGCAACAACATGGAGCGCCAGGCGCAAGCCCAGGCCCAAGCCAAGAGCATCCCGGTTGTGGATCCCAACGCAGCGCCAGCCGCACCGGCCGCCGAATAACGCGAAACGGGGCCGCTCTCGGGCGGCTCCCACCAAGGAGTACGAATGGAAAACAACCCGAATCAGCTGCTCACACCACAACAAGTGTCCGACCTGCTGCAGATCTCGGTGGGCACGCTGGAAAACTGGCGCATGCGCGGCCATGGACCGAAGTACCTGAAGCTCGGCGGCACGCATCGCAGCCCTGTCCGGTACCGGCAGCAGGACGTTGAAGATTTCATGTTTGAAGACGCGAAAGGCGGTGAGAAATGAACGACCCATACGCAAGCGAAGCCGACACACTGGCGCTGCTTCGACCAGACCAGCGCAGCGACGCTGAAAAGAAACTGGACGCCATGCTTGAGGAGCGCGGCGCCTGGGAACAGGGATCCGATGCTTACCCAATCCTGTACCAGTTTGCGCTGGAGCAGATGGTGGAGCGCGAATCCATCATGCAAGCGATCACCGACCCGGAAAACCAGCCGTCGCAGTTTGGAACGGTGACACTGGCGTACATGCAGCGCGAGGTTGCGGCCGAGCGTGAGGCGTGTGCGAAGGTGTGTGAAGGTGTTGTTGAGCGTCCGTCTGGATATAACGGCACATGGGAGGGCTATGGCAAATTCAAAACCAACATGACCGGCCCTGAGTGCGCCGCCACCATCCGTGCAAGGGGCCAATCATGACCGACGCCCAGATCGCCATGCTGACCTCCAATATTTTCCTAGCCGCCTGGCTGGGTAAACACTGGCTCACAGGCCTGCTGTGCATCGCTTACACCGTCGCGGCGCTTCTCAAATGAACCAGTCCCGCGTCGCATCCCTTGCCGAGTCGGTCATGAACGTGCTGATTGGTTACGGCGTTGCACTGGCCAGCCAACTGGCGATCTTTCCGATGTTTGGCATCCACCTGCCGCTGTCCGACAACCTGGCGATCGGCGCCTGGTTCACCCTTATCAGCCTGGTTCGCAGCTACGCGATCAGGCGCTGGTTCAACGCGCGGCTGCACCGAGCCGCACAAAAGATCGCGGGAATATGAAAAAACGCAAACCAGCCAAGACGGTCTACGTGTATCGCTACAGCCTCATCGATGTGATGATGGCCAGCCCAACGGAGCCGTTGCCCGAGTCGCACCGGGTGCACCAGCTTACGCGCATGCATTCGGGCTTGGACGCCATGGAAAAAGCCCCACAGCCCACCACCGACGACTGGCGCGTGGTGAGCGACGCGGTCAACATCATGGAGACGCTGGTCACAGCGGGTGATCTTTTCGAGATAAAAATTGATCCTGAAACCGGCGAGGCATACAAGGCCCCGATTCCAGGCATGTGGTACGGATGCGACCAGCAGCCCGTGCACATCATCGACGCCAGCGGATTGCTCAACGACGCCGTGACCGCCATGGCCATGGCGGGCAAGCGCCACAAGGCGGGCGGCAACATTCGGCTCGATGGTGCTGGCATCCAGGCCGTGCGCGGCGTGCTGGCCGACTACGCCGACATGCTGGACGCGCTGCCAGCCAGAACCATGATCAAGGCGCACCGGGAAACCGAGCGGCGCATTCACGAAATATTGGCTGGCAAGAAAAAGCCGCACGATGTTGAGGTCATGGATTTATGAGCGGGTCTGCGCTGCCGGAATCACCATGGCCCTACATCACCAGCATCTTGGGCCCAGGCCTGCACTGGTCGCGCACACCGCAAGAGCTGCTCCGAGCGATCGCCAGGGCTGAGCACGACAACCGGCACGACGCGGCCGAGCACCTGCGCATCATCTTGGACCTGCGCAACCGGGTTGCTTTCGACGGCGCAGAAAAAACCCCGCCGGGTTAGGGCGGGGCAAGGTTCCCAACAGGAACAGGAGACAACCAGTTATTTGCGGCCAGCAGCCTCAATATCAGCCTCGATGGACGGAATTTCAGGCGTGGGCTGCGCTGAAATGTCGGCCTCAATGTCCGTGGGCTCCGGGGTCGCCTGCTCAACACTTGGCGCAGGCCACACGGTGGTTGTGCCGCCCATCACAGCGCCACGCTCGGCTGCCGTGGCCTTGACGGCACGCGGGGCCTCGCTGGCGGCGTGTTGCTCGAGGAACTTCACCACAGCGGCTACCTCGTGCGGGTCTTTGGCCATCAGCATGTCAGACAGCTTGTCGGCCACCTGGGGCGTGATTGTTTTGTTGCGCAGCGATTTGAGCGTGATGTTCAGCAAGCCGGATGCAAATCCACCTGGGCCAGCCACGGCAGTGGCAATCGCGTCGCCAACTCCAGGCCCTTCTTCCAGTGATTCTTTCATCATTCCGCGTTTTGCTGTTTGCGAGCCACCCAAGATTTTGTCGGCCTGCTGGAACAACTGAGCCTCTCGTGTTAATGCTGTCTGAAACAAACGGAACTGCGACGGGTTGTCGAAAAGCGGCTGCAACTTAGCCACGGTTTCGGGCGAGTTGATGATGTTGGCCGCAGCGTTTCGATTTTGAGCGGGCTCCATGATTTTTGCGTACAAGTCGCGAGCCACGCCGGTGCGGAAGGCATCCTTTTCGGCGTCACCCATGCCAGACACCAGCTTAATGACCTGCTCGTGGTCGAGCTTTTTAAAGTCGTTCATGCCAGCGCGCATCGCATCGATCACCTCCAGATCGCCCGCGTAGGCTTGCCGGGCGGCCTTGTATGCGGGCACGTTCTCGTCGATCGCGTTCACAAACTCGCGGCGCAGATCGCGCAGCGCACTGGCCTCGGCCTTGGAAAGACCCTGGCCTTTGAAGCCGGACTCGATCGTGGCGTCGATGCCGCGCTTGATGTAGTCCAGCGTGCGAACGTCTGGCAGCTTGGTCAGCTCCAGGATTTCCGCGCCGCTGTCGGTGAACTTGCCCGTGGGCTTGTAGAGCTCCGGCAGCGCAAAGCGGCTTGGGTCCTCGCCGCGCAGTTTGGCCGCCTGGCCCTCGGTTTCAGCGATGCCACGGGCTTTGTTGAAGAACTCTTGGAAGCGTGGGTTCTTGAGCACCTCCACGATGCGCGGGTCGTCCACATCGCCGTGGGCGTAGGCGTCGTCGTAAATGTCCTTAGCCTTGCCGCGCAGCTCTTTGACCAAGCGCTCCTCGTCGGCGTAGTAGTCGCCAGGCTGCAGGCCTTTGCGGACCTGTTGGTACGTGCGCTCGCGGGCGCCGGTTTTTTGCTGGGTGAGCGTCTTTTCAACGCGGCGGGTGCCTTTGCCGGTGCGCTGGGCCACAGCCTCGGCCAGATCGGCCATGGCGTTGTCCACGTTTGCGACCACACTGGGCACGCCCATGGCGCGATCGCGGGCGGCCAACTGCTCAATTTGCTGGGGCGTGAGGTTCGACTCGCGCATGGCCTGTGTCATTTTTTCGCCAGCGCGTCGGGAAATCGACGCCTCGGTGGGCGCCAGGCGGTCACGGAGCCAACGAGCGGCCCCTGTGGCGCTTCGCATGGCCACGGGGGTACCCACGCCAAGGATTGTGCCAATCGTCGCGCCTGACACGGCGCCGGAGCCCCGTTGGCCCTCTTCGGCCGAGCCTGCACCGGACACAGCGCCGGTTGCGCCTCCCAGGGCGGCCAGTTTGGCCAGCGCGCCCATGGTCGATGTGCCAAGCTGGGCAGCGCCTGCGGGCTGAGCGCCCGGAACAAACATCATGCCAACGGCGGGAGCCACGCCACCGGCAAACTCTGCGGCGGTCGATGTGATCGGGTAATCCTTGGAGTACTGGGCGTACTCCTGGCGAATCTGCTTAAGCGCCTGCTCATAGGGCACGCCGCCGAGCTTGGAGCGCAGCCAGGCCTCGCCCTCGTCGCCCCAGCCCATGCCCAGGCCTTGGCCCAAAGCGGCGCGCGCGGCGCCAACATACGGATCTGCCATTACTCACTCCCGCCAATGTTGGTTTCTCGGTACAGGCCTTGATTGATCTCGTTGAGGCGCTTCTTGGACCGCTGGTAGATCGCCTGCATGGCTTTGGCCGCGTTGTCCATGATCTTGCCACGCTCCTCGATGCTCTTGGCGCCCAGGCCTTGCGTGGCCATGAGGGCCTTGCGCTCGTCGTTGGAAATTTGGCCAGGGAAGGTGGACTTGAGCTGAGACAACGCTGCTTTTTCGAGCAGGTTTTCCATTTCTCGCGTGTCTTGCAGCTTCTTGTCCTTGCTGCCAGCGGCCTCCAGCAGCTTGCGCTGGGCGGTGTCTGGCAGTGAGGTGTCGAAGGTGGTCGGGTTAAGAGCCATGGCTTTTTTCAGGTTCTCGTAGCCCTGCTGCGTCTGCGCCAGAACGTCCTCGGTCTCCGTCTTGAGCTTCATCTCCTGCGGCGACAGTTTGGCCTGTTGGGCCTTGGTCTGCTCGAACTTCTGCTGGTTGAGCAGCAAGTTGGACTGCGCCACCGACATGTTGGCCAGCGTCGCGTTGACCTGGGCCATCTGCTTTTCGACGTTGGCCTCAGCGATCTGAGCCACGCGCTTTTGGAACTCGGGCGTGCCAGGCTGCAAGCCCTCGTCCTTGGCCTGCTTGCCTGCGCTGGACTCCGGCTGACCGGACTTCACGTAGTCCTTGATCAGCTCGGTGGCGATCGTGCGCTTGTCTTTCATGCCTTCGGCAGCCAGGGCGCGCAGCGTGTTGACGTCCTCTTTGGCGCCGGTCATGCGCAGCTTCTGCGCTTCCAGGCCAAGCTGCAACTGGCGGTTGCGTTCTGCCAATCCAGCCTCGCGCTGCTCCTTGTTCATCGTGGCGGCGGCCTCACCGGCCTTGCCCAACGACTCCATGAAGTTGCCGGTTTTGGTGGGGGCACCGAAGGCGGCGGCCAGACGGAAGTACATCTCGGCCTTGCTGGGGCCCGATTCCTGAGGCTGCTTGATTGCGTCCTGAAGCAGCTTGTTGAAAGCCTCAGACTCGCGGGTCATGGTCTCACGTGCCGTTTTCAGCTCGGGACCGTAGTCCTCACCCTGGGGGAAATACCGACCAAGCAGCGACAGGAGCTGCTGGTTGCCTTGCTCGGGTAAACCCGCGGGCGCAGCGGCAACAGGCGCGGCGGCCATGGGTGCCGCGGCAACTGGGGCGCCCTGCATCGGCTGCGCGATCGGGGCACCAGCGACGGGCAACCGAATGCCGGGCTCGCCGAGGTCGTAGTTCGAGGCCAGGTCGTAGATCGATGGCATGTGTGCCTCCAAAAATTAACTGCCGAGCAGCTTGTTCAGGCCAGCCGATGCCGACAGGCCCGTGGCCAGCTGCTGCAGTGGCGAGGCCGAGTAAGTTTGACCGGTTGTAACACCGCTTTGCGTCTGCGAGGTCTGCACGTTGGGCGCCATGCCGCGAACCTGCGTGGACAGCCAGTCGAGCTGCGTTTTGGGGTATTGCAGCTCCGTGAGGTACTGCTGGTACGCCGAATCTGCCTGCTTCTGGGCAAGCTGCTGCTGCGACAAACCGGCGGCCTCCAAGGCGGCGACGTCTTGCGTGCGCATCTGCTGGCCTTGCTGGGCCTGCGCTGCCATCTGCTGGAGCACGGACTGCTGGCGCTGCAGGTCGGCGCCGGTGAGCTGGCCTGTTTGCGATCCGGCGCTGAGCAGGGCTTGCTGCTGCTGCTGGGTCAGGCCGCCAAGCTGTGTGCCAACGGTCCCTAGGGCTTGGGCGCGCGCCATTTCCTGCTGCGCTGCCTGCTGCTGGGCCGATGTGAGCGCCTGGCCACCGGCCATGATCGCTTGTTGCTGGGCGGTGCCGAGACCGCCAGCCGTGGTGGCAAGGCCTGCTTGGCGCTGGGCCTCCTGCTGCGCGGCCGACAAGGCCTGGCCGTAGCCAGCCTGCAAAGCCTGCGACTGCTGGTTCAGGATGGACTCTTGCGTGTCACGCAGCGCGCGGCTGCCAAACTCGCCCATGCGGGTGCCGCCGAATTGGCCAGCCCGCACAAACGAATCGGACACGGCTGGCAGTAAGTTTTCAGACAGATTTCGCGCCCCGAGCTTGGCGATCTGGTTGGTCACGCCCTCGGTGTATGGGCTCATGAAGTCTTGCACCGCACCGGCCGTGGACTGGCTGGCGGCCTGCAGGTATGGCTGCGCGGCAGACAGGCCCGAGCTGCCCAGGCTTTGCTGGACATACGGGGACAGGGTGCGTGCGCCTGCGCTGGTGTCAACACCACCCAGGGCGGCAGCGGACTGCGACAGGTAGGGCTGGGCCGCGCCCACGCCACTTGTGCCAACGGCCTGCTGAATGAACGGCTGAGCCGCAGCGGCGCCACCAGGGGCCGCGCTCAGCGCAGTCAGGCCGGTTTGAGCCTGCTGGAACGCGGGCTGCCATGCGCCTTGGTTGGCGCTGACGGCCTGCCAGGCTTGCTGCTGTTGCGGCGTTGCGCCAGCCACCAGAGTGCCGCCATACGGGGTGAATGGCGTGTTGGCCACGTTGGTGGCCTGGTAGATCTGGTTGTAGATGGCGTCCTGCAGCCACTTCGGGGTTTCCGTTGTGCTGGTGACGTAGGAGGTGGCTTTCTGGGGATCGCCTTGGAACAAGCTGGCCATGTTATGCGCTCTCTTTCATGCGGGGGGCAATCAAGCCGCCTCTTTCAGATATGCCAATGGTGATTTGGCGTTCGCGCTGAACTTGCCCCGGGCCATTGATTTGCCTTTGTGCTGCCGAATTTTAGCCCGCATCTCGTCCAAACGGCGAGCCCCATCCTTGGTGGAGCCATCGCCCAAGAGCGACACGGTTTCAGCGTCCATGACGTACTCGCCATCGGAGAGCTTGGCGTTGATGGTGTCATCGCGGCCAGAGCCGCCTCCGGTTGCCAGGCGCGACAAAATGCCGCCCCGGGCCTTGGCCACCGCAGTGGTGTCCGTGGCGACCGGGTTGTCGTACATGCCGCCGCCGACCTTGTCCCAGTTGCGGGCAATGTAGCTGCCCAGCGGCAGGCCCTGCATCTTGGCGGCCGCGCCAAGCGTGTCCCAGTTCCAGGTGCGCATCGGGCGGTTGAAGTACTCCTTCTGCTCGGGCGTCATACCAGCAACCACTTGTTGCACCTGCTCTGGCGTCTGGGCGGCGCTGAACAGGGAGAGCAGCGGCAGCATGCTGGCGGCAGAGCTCAGGCCGCTCACGCCCAGCTTGTTTGTGGACCCGGCGTCGGTCTTGGCAACCGTCGGCATCGCTTCGGCGGTCTGCGCGGCGATCGCGTTAAGTGGGGACTGCTGGATGCCAGTGCCAAGCTCCGGTTGGGCCGAGGCAGTTTGCGCGGTGGGGGCCGTCAGGGAGTAATCAACGGTCGGGGTTTCCGGACCAGTGTATGTCGGCGTGTTGCCGCCGGTCAGGCTGTAGTTTGTGCCCAGGCCCATCTCCGGGACGCTGGCTGTGTTCAGGGCCGGGGCTTTCAGGCCTTCGACAGCAATGTCGGACGGCGATTTCAGGCCCAGGCCGCCGGTGTCGGATGGGGTAATGTCGTAAAGCGATTTCGCGGGCTCAGCATTAAGACCTGCGGCCAAGCCGGTCAGTGCGCCTTGAGCCAAAGCCTGCGTTGGTGTTGCGCCCATGGTCAGCGCGTTGCCAAACTGCTGGCCTGCGGTCTGCAAGCCTGAGCCAAGCTGGCCACCAACGCCGCTGGCAACGTTTGACAATGTGCTGCCGGTGTACCCGCCAAGTGCGCCTTGCAAAGCGCCCTGCGTGGCTCCCTGGCCGCTCAGTGCCCCCTGGGCTGCGCCAGCAAGTGTGCTGCCGACGACGTTTTGGGCCGTGCTGCCAAGACCCAGGTTCAGGGCGTCGCTGGCTGCACCACCCAAGGCAGATGCACCGCCAGCGCCAATAGCGCCACCAAGGGCGCCTTGCAAGGCGTTGCCACCGGCAGCGGCCGAGCTGGCGCCGCCAATCACCGCACTGCCCAGCATGCTGGCTGCCGTACCGCTGGCCCCAAGAGCCGTGCCGATCGCGGTACCGATGCCGGGAGCCACGATCGACAGCACAACGGGGGCCACGGCCGAGATCAGCTTGCCGATGCCGCCCTTGAACTCGACCAGGCCGGTTGTGGGGTTCACGGTGCCGGAGCCGCCCATGCGAGCCAGCATCGAGGCCTCACGCGGATTGATGTGCGCCAGCATGGTGTCGCCACCACGGCCAGCCGCGGCAACGCGCTGGGCCGCCTGAGCCAGACCGCCACGGGCAAACGCCTGCGAGCCGCCGGACTGGTAGCGGGTCTGCACCTCATAGAGCGCCACCAGCATGGACACGATCAGCACGGGGTCGAATTCCGCGGGGAAGTCCTGCTCAGAGCCAAAACCGGCGCGAATCGCAGCCTCGCGGACCTTGGGGTATTCCTGCGGGTTTTGAAGCACGTACTCCAACGTGGCCACCAGTTGGTCGACCATGTTTTCCGTGATGCCCGGCATGTTGGCGATGCGCGCCTCGATGACGTCAGCGGCTTGCTGAACCTGCGGGTTGTTGGCCGCCATGGCCATGATCGTTTGCTTGTCGATTTGCGGGGTCATCTGTTCACCAGTCTGGAAGTTGTCCATCACTTACTCCTGCGATTCCATTTGTGTTGCTCGTAATCTTCGCGCAAGAAACCGTAAACGCAAAGATCGTCGTCCTTGAAAGCCCGGCGCATCACGCCCTCGAGCTGAAAACCGATGTGCTCGTCAAACCGACGAGCGGCCGTGTTCTTGGCCCTCACCAAGCCCGTCACGCGCTGTGCCTGAAAGTGGTCGAAGGCGTACTCAAAAACGCCCCGGAACATCTCCAGCGCAGCGCGCGGCGTGGCCCATCTGGCACCAGGCTTGGCGGCGGTGTGCATGTCCACGTTTGTGTCGGTGAAGTTCGAGAGCACCACCACAAACACAAACTCGCCAGCGTCATCCACAGCGGAAAGCGCGCGGCAAAAACCAGTCGGGCTCTCGATGTTCAAAACATCCTTGGCCCATTCGATGGCCTCGTGCTCGCGCTGTGTGCCGATGTACTTCATGACAGCGAGCCCACCAGGCGCTCAGCCCACTCGCGCCAGTCCGTGAAACCGTAAGGAATAGGCAAGTTTCGGCCGATCGTCGTGTTGTTCAAAAACTGCATGCCCCAGTCCTGCCATTTGTCAGGATTATCGAGCCGACCGAAGGAGCCGTAAGCGTCCAGGTCGATGCTGATCTGAGAAGCCCAGTCGAGCAACTGCATACCGGTGGGCCTTGTGATGATCATCCCAGCACCGTCTTGTCCCCGGTCTCAAGGTGACCGATGATTTGCCCCATCTGGTAGTCGCCGTACAGCGCGTTGGACTCAAAGCGCAAGCGCAACTCGCGGCGCTGCTCTTTGAGCATCACGATCTGCTCGTATGGCTGGCTGGCCTGGTCGGGGAAGGTGAAGATCGAGCTGTACACCTCTGGCGCGCGGGCGTTGGCCCGGCCGGTGACCTGCACGGTCATCGGGCCGTTTTGCACAAAGTCCGGCTCGATGACCGAAATCCGCAAGTACTCGTTGCTGCCCTGGGCAACCGGCGAGAGGTCGGCGGTCTCGAAATACGACTGCACCGGCTCGGCCAGCGTGCCGTCGATCATGTCCACACCCTGCTCATGCACCCAGGTGCGGTAGCCGCTGGCGGTTGGCACGGCATCGACCAGGATGGGGGCAGCGAAAGCGTTATTGAAGCCGCCAGCCGACCGGCCGGACTCGGGCAGCGCGGTGTCGTACCAGGTGTTTTCCCGCACGTTGTAAATCACGGCGTGCGTGCACTCGGTGGCGTCGCCGCGTGGGTAGCACCACCAGATTTCGCCGTAGCGCGGCACCTTGAAGGCAAAAACCTTGCTGTGCTGGTGCGGGTTCAGGCCGTCCAAGAAGTAGTTGATGTTGAGCTGGTTGGGCACATCGCGCACCACGCCGTTGAACATCAGGAAGCGGTCCACCCCGGCCCAGTAAAACACGCCGTCGTAGTCCACGACCGAGTCAGCGGACATGATCGAGGTGTCGGTGGCAATCGTGTCGAACTGAAACACCGTGGCGCCGCCCGTGAAGGTGGCGCGGATCACGGCGTCGTAGGCCCAGAAGATGCCAGCCGGGGCCGAGCCAGAGCCTGCGCGCAGTGGCATGCCCTTGACGATCTTTTGGCCCCAGACGCGGGCAATACCGGAGCCTGCGCCGGTCAGGTTTGTGGGGGCACCAGCAACGGACCAGCCGATGATGCCCGCCGTGCCGTAGTAGAACAGGTACGGGTGCAGCGCCACGATGCCGCCCGTGGCGTTGGCGCCGGACGGAATCTGTACGCTTTTCAAAGGCGCGGTGCCCAGAATGTCGCCGTAGAAAATCTGGCCGCCAATATCGTTGCACAAACAGTTGCCGTTGGGCGCCACGTGGGCCAGCAAAGAGTTGTACGTGGTCGACGAGTCGTACTCGGACTGGAACATCCAGCGGTTTGCAGGTGAGGCCACCAGCGCGTCCGAGCCGCCCGCCATGTCGGTCGATGTGGCCGTGATCGTGGTCACGCTGGGCACGACTGCATAGCCGTTGGTTGTGCCGTTTGCCGTCACGGCCGTGATGGTGATCACCGGTCCAACGGCCACAGCGGTGTAGTCGGGGGACGAGGTGAACAGGTTGATGTTTGTGGCCACAGCCGTTGCCGTTGCGGCCAGGCTGCCAACAAACGCCACGCCACCGGACATGATCTGCACGCCGTTGACCGTGATGCCGTTGACCGAGCCCGCAGCGCCGCCCGTGAGCGTCACCGTGCCCGTCGCGGCCACAGCCACTGGGGTGCGGTTGGACACCAAGCTGGCGTTCTTGCTGGCGTCGATCGTGAAGCGCTCCAGCGTGCTTGGGCCGCCGCTGTGGCAGTACTGCAACAGTTGCTGCGTGAAGCTCATAAAGCCGCGCGAAATCTCGGTCAGGTACTTGGAAATCGAGCGGTACCCGCCGATCTTGCGAGGCAGGCCGCGCTGAAACCGCACCCATTGGCCGTCGGTGTAAAACTCACCGTCGAACTTGGTGCCGTCGCGCTTGATGCCGGGCTGGGAGCGGAGGATTTGCGTTGGCATCTGTTTTTTCCCGCTTAGAAGGTCCCGCCCACCACAACGCCAGAAGGTGCGATGCCCAGAGCAGCGTAAGCCGATGCGCCGTCTGCGGCCGTGAACACCGCGTCGCCCACAGCCGTGGCGCCCAGGTTGATGCGAGCCGAGCCTGCCGTGGTTGCGCCGGTACCGCCGTCGGACACCTGAATGGGCACGGCCAGACCGCCCGTGTCGGCGTTGACCACGTTGGTGCCATCGCAGTAAAGGATGGAGCGCGAGCCGGATGCCACCAAAACGCCCGCACCGCTGGCTGTTTTGATGGTGAAGTTGTAAGCGCCGGTCGTGGCGTTGGTCACCCAGTACTGCTGGACGGTGGCGGGGACGATGATCGTGCGGTTGCCGGTCAGAGTGCCGGTGAACGAGTACGCAATCCGGTTCAGCTCGGTACCGGTCAGGGTGTAGTTGCCAGAGCCGGAAACGCTGATCGAGGTGTAGTCGAAGGCAAATGTGGCCGACTGGCCAAAGCCGATCGTGAAATAGTTGGCGCCGTCCGAGACGATGATGGCCGACTCGCCAGGCTGGAAGGACAGAATCGGGCCACCGTCAATCAGGATGGTGCCCGCAGGGTCGGCCACGATGGCGCCCGAGCCCGAGTTGCGCAGGTAGATGAACCAGTTGTTGCCAACGATCGTGGGCGCTGGCAGCGTGATCGTGCCGCCTGCGCCGGTCCAGACAAACATCCGGGCGCGGTCTTGCGCGCCTGCGGTGTAGTTGCTGTTGAACTGCGTGACCGGGACCGCCTGCGAGAGCAGTGTGCCCACGGCCACGATGCCGGTACCGGCCAGAGCCGAGGCGTTGGCTTGCGAGATGGCGGCGCCGTACTGCAGCGTTTCCCATGCACCGGCCGCCGTGCTGTTGTCGGTCAGGTAGACCTGCCACAGTGTGCCGGGGGCAACGGTCATCACCTGGACGCCAGCGTTGTCCTTGACCGTGAAAGTGAACGTGCCCAGGTTGTTGAACAGGATGGTCTGCCCCGTGCCGGTGCCGTTGGCAGGCGGCAGCGTGATCGCCAGGCCATCGGCAGCCTGGGTGACGTCCATGATCTTGGTGGCCAGGTTCTGGCTGGTCGAGGTCTCGTCGGGCCAGCTCAGCGTGATGTTGGTGGCCAAGGCGACGGCGCTGTAGTCAATCTCGCTGGGGTAGATGTTCGCCCCACCGAAAACGTCGGTGTATGTGGTCATGCTTCAGTCCTTTGGGCGCTGCGGTCCATGATCTTCTTCAGGTCCTCGCCGTTAAGCGCCTGGGCAGCGCGGTCGTACATCTGCTGCCAGGTGCCGATGCGCTCGTCCTTCTTCAAGAACGGCGTGGCCTCCAGCAGCGTGGCGTACAGCAGCAGGTCGGGCGCGTACTCGGTGAGCCAGTTGGTCTGGAAGTCCTCACCCAAGAAGCGCGGCTGCTCATAGTACATCACCTCAAGCGTGCTGTTTGCGTTGGGCGTTGGCGTGATCAGCCAGTGGTTGTAGTCGTAGTCGGCATAGAACTGCGGCGTGGCCGTCTGGGCCTCGTCGGGCCAGTAGTTACGGCAATACTCGTAGGCCCGCGCAAAAATCGGCGCCCCGTTGAGCGTCATGCTCACGGTGTCGCGCCAGCGGTCGGGCTTGCGGTAGGTGGCCACACCGGCCTGCAAAGGGGTGGTGACTGCGCGGATGAAGCCTTGAATCTTTAGCTCGCGGGAGATGCGGCGCTCGCCCAGGGTGATCAGGCGTGGAAGCTGCTCGTAGACGATCTGGTCGCTTTCAGCGGTAAAACCCCGCTCAAGGTAGCGGCGCACATCTTCCAGCAGGCTGCTGTACGTCATTGTGTACATGTGGACTCCAGGTGGTTGTGAAGCCGCTGGTCCAGCTGGCGCTTGATGCCCGAATTATGCCCGGGAACGGCCTGGGCTGGCAAACCGATCGTCATATCAGGGCAGCCTCAGCAGCTCGGCGTCGGACCAGGCCTGGCAGCACGCGGCCACCACCACGCACCCACTTGGCCAGTTCTGCGGGAACGGCCGCCCAGTCACCGGCGTTGATCTTGCGGCGAAGTGTGGAGGAACGCAGGTTGCCTGAGCCGAGGTTGTAGGTGAAATCCAGCAGCGCAGCGGCGCGGTTTTCCGTGTTCAGGCCGGGGCACAGGCGTGCAACGGCTGGGAGCACCTCTCGCTGAAGTTCGTGCTGCAGCAACTGCTCGGCACGCTCGCGGGTGATTGCTGGGTCGCGCAAAGTGACGGAACGGCCGTCCTCATAGCGGGTGGAGCCGAAACCGATCGTGGGCACACCAGCGGGGCACAAATAAGGCTCGCTGTAAAAGCCCTCAAACTGACGGCACAAAGCGGCGGCGGTTACGACTGAGGACATTCACTTGCCCCGTTTTGCCAAGTTGCGATCGGCCAAAAAGATGCCCAAAGCGGCGCTGCACACAGAGGCGGCAAACGCGCTTAAGGTGATCAGCTTGAACTCCGAGCAGGTAATCATGGCAATTGCCCAAGTGGCAACACCTGGTCGAATCACAGCATTCCAGGCGTCCACCCAGGCGATGCCAACCTTGGTGGCTGTGGCCTTGACAGCCTCAAGCCAACCGTTGGCCTCCACCTCGCCAATCGCGGCCTCGGCCTGCGCCCGGATGACCTGCACACCCATGTCTGCTTGGAGCTTGATTGCCTCCAGATTTCTGGCGTGTTGTGCAGCGTCCAGGTCGCCTTGGAGGCGCATGCGTTCGATCTCGTGGGCGTGGTCTTGGTTCTTGGTGACCCAGTGGCTCACCTCGCCCCAGATCATGCGAAAAACAGACCCACCAAGAAATGACAGTAGGGCTTCAAGCATAAATAACCTCCATGAAAATGCGGACGGACCAAAGCACCACGCCCACCAGCAGCAGGGCGGCGATCAGTGCTTCGGCCCAGTCTCTCATGCCGACCAGGGCAGTGGCGGCTGCACCACTGGCGGGTTGATCTGGTTGGCGATCTGCTGCGCAACAGCAGCTTCAGTTGCATCTTTGTCCACGCCAGATTCCCAGCACCAGCTCAGAACTTGATCTTGGGTTAATTGTTCGTAGGGGGTGTAATTCACGCCTGGCTCAGGAGGCGGGAAAGCGCAGGTGCTGTACACGTTGCCCGTAAATTCGCCATCCACGCCAGAGCAGCTCCAGTGTGCGCAAGTTGCGTAGTTTTTGGCTCCGTCCGCGTCAGGCAAGCAGTCAAGTGCTGTGATTGTCCAAGTGATTTGCATCATGCTTCCTTTTAAATATGATCGCCCGACGGGTCAATTGGGTCAAGCACAGGCTCGAACCAACGGGCCAACGAAGTACGCCAGCCGTCTTCGCTGTGATTGTGCCGCTTCAACCGGCTGGTCACGGTGAACTCTTTGGGCAACTCCAAGAACAGCACCGTCATCACAAAGGTGTTGCACAGGAAGTCCAGCACCAAGCCGATAATCAGCGTCGGATAACCGAACACCATGCCCAGCTTGGTCAACTTGCCCATGTCACGGACCCGCTTGATGTTCATCACGGCGCAGTAGAAGACGTACAAGCCGTAGGTAACGACCAGCGACAGGCCTAGGTAGATTGCGATTTCTTTCATACTTTTCCTTCAAGTTGTGCCACACGGGCGCGGAGTGATTGCAACTCTTTTACAAGCATGGGGACGAGCTTGGAGTAGTCCACAGCCATCATTTCTTCTGGGTCTTCAGGTTGATGCACAGCCTCTGGGGCCACAGTTACCAGTTCTTGTGCGATGAAACCTGCACGTTGATGGCTGCCGTCTGCTTTCCAGTCGTAGCTACGCACCTTGATGGAATCAATGACGCTACCGAACTCAGGGGCATCAACAATGTTTTCCTTCAGACGCTGGTCGGAAGTGACGTTGTACAGAACTGCGGTTGTGCCAGATTGAGTGATCGAACCGATGATTGAGCTGTTGTACCAAAATTGCTCATATACCGAGCCTGTGGCAGTCCCGGACACATGACCAATGTTGATAAAACTTGCATTGGAGTTAGGAACAACGGCAAAACCGCCTGTTGGCGCAGAACTACTCGTCGTCCCCACCAGCAAGTTACCGCTGGAGTCGATACGTGCGCGTTCGGTATTTGCACCATTACCGTAAAACACAAGCGAACCATCAGGAAGACCGGCGATTGCTGACGAAAGTGTCGGGTTAAACGTCAGCTTTTGTGCAGTAGCGCCACTTACCCCAATAATAATTTGAGAGTTAAAGGTTGCGTCTGGAGAGCCTACGACGTGTAATTTTGCAAGTGGGCTACTCGTCCCAATGCCAAGACCTGTGGAGGTCAGGCGCATTTGTTCGACGTTGTTCCTAGTGAACAGCAAATCGCTTAGCGAATTTACTTTGCCAAGGAATTGCGAACCATCCCAATAATGCCCAAGGCTTGTGATTTCAGTGCTTGTGTAGAGCGTTGCGAGTTTTGCGCCAGCGTTTGTCGTGGTGTTATCGTTCCGAGAACTGGCTTGAACCGTTGTTGCAGTATTGCCTACAACACCCAAATTCGTCCCATCAAACGTCAGCGCAGAACCTGTAGCAAGCGTACCCGCACCCGATGCGTATACAACACCGTTTGCAGTGAATGAGGTCAGGCCTGTGCCGCCGTAGGCTGTGCCCAGTGCGTTGGTCAGGTTCAGTGTGTTCGCGGTGAGAGTCGTGCCATTAAACGTCAGGTTAGCCGACCCCGCCAACGCGCCGGAGCTGTTGTACTGCACCTGTGTGTTGGAGCCGCCGATGGTGCCTGCGCCCTTGGTGGCCAGCACCTGCACAACGCCGCCGTTGTCCTTGTAAAACAGCTTGCCGTCTGTGATGTTGATCGCCAGCTCGCCGTTGGCCAGATTGCCAGCGGAGGGGGCTGTGGATGCGGTGGTGCTGTAGTACAGCTGTATTGGAGTGAACCCACTTTGCGACATGGTCTTACCTCAGGTTTTCAAGTTTGAAGAGCGCGTCGAGGTAGAACTTGCAGACCTCGTCGACGATATTTTCGATGGCCGGGACCTCGCGTGCGAGTTTCTCACGGTTCTCAACCAGCCACAGCATGTTTTCCCGGATCTGCGCGATCGCGTTGCCGTCCGATTTCGGCTTGTCACCGAAGGCGGCCACGCTGGCCTCGACCAGGGTGTCAGCCTGCTCGATCACGCCCTCGTAGAACTCGCCCAGCGTGGTGTGCTGATAGCCCGAATCGGTGGTCCAGTGCGCACGGTGCGCAACGTCGCGGATGGCAAACTGCCTTGCAATGAATTCTTCCAACATCAGAATGTGCCTCCAGAAATGCCGCCGGTGATTTTTCCGGTGCTTGGGTTGACGGTGAGGCCCGAGTTCACCAGCTCAGGCAGGTTGCCGGTCGTGGCGCTCTTGAACACCAGGTAGTTGGTCGCGTTCGTGCTGTCGGCCGTGGTGCCGGTCTTCGTTGCATTTGTTGCGTTTGTGGCCGCCCCCACAGACAGCGAGCTTTGGGCCACGTACTGCGGGGCCGATGCGCCTGCTGTGAGCACGTAATTCGTGGTGCCAAGCGTGAGCTTGGACAGCGTCGTGGAGCCGCTGGCATAGAGCATGTCGCCCGTTGCGTAGCTGGTCTGGCCGGAGCCGCCCAGGGCCGCCGTAACGGGGGCCTTGAGGCTGAATTGCGTGCCGGTGAGGGTCAGGCCCGTGCCTGCGGTGTAAGTGCCTGCGCCGCTGAACTGTGCCCATGTGACGGCCGTGACACCCAGCGTGCCGCCCGGGTCGGATGTGCACACCCAGCCGGTGTCACCCAAGGTGGCGCCGGACTCGACAAACACAAACGCGCTCACCAGCTCGTTCCAGGTGTCAGCATCTGCCGTGCGCGTCCAGCCAGCGGCCGAGGCGGCGTAGATGCCGTTTTGAGCGGGCAGCGTCTGGTTCTTCACCAGGATGCGATCGCCTGCCGTGAGGGTCCCGGTCCACTCGCCACCGGCCTGCGTGGTCAGGCCCAGCAGTGTGATGTTTGCCGTCGTACCCCACAGCACTGCTGCCTTCACGTTCAGGCCCTGGGCCACGCTGTCCACGTACTGCTTGGTGGCCAGCTGCAGGGCGCTGGTGGGGTCTTGCGTCACAGCAACAGAGGTCAAACCGCCCAGCGTGAGCGATGTGCCGCCCAGCGCCACGGTCGTTGTGCCCAGCGTCAGGGACGAGTTCACAAGCGACGCGTTGCCGATGTTCGAGAGCGTGTTCGACGAACCGGAGATCGTCTTGTTGGTCAGCGTCTGCGAGCCGCTCAGCGTGGCCACGGTCGAGTCGATGGCGATCGTGACCGCAGACGAGCCATTAAAACTGGTCCCGGACAGACCGGTGCCGATCGTGAGCGCGTTGGCCAGAGAGCCAATACCTGTGACCGCGCTGGGGTTCACGTTGCGCCAGTAGTTGCCCGCGCCGTAGTACTGCAGGAGCTGGTTGTTGGCCACAGAGGTGAGCTCGACGTTCGAGTCGGTACCACCCAAAACGGATCCGTGGTTGATCTCGACCTGGATCGAGCCGGAGCCGCCATTACCTGCCTTGATCAGCACACCGACGGATACCTTCAGATTCGGAGCGGTGGGTTTTACGTTGGTCGGGTTGCCGGTGACAGGGTTGTACCAAATCGTGTCGCCATCAGCCCAAACCTCGCCGTAGGCTGTGCCGTTGGTGGTGATGCCTCGCACGATGCCGTAGGAGGTCACACGGCCAAAACCGTTGTTTGCGATGGGTTCAGTGGCCACACCAATGATCAGGCCACCATCGGTAATTCCCGCAACCGTGGGGCCAAACGTGATGACCCCTGAGCCGCCAACGGTGCCGGTCTGGTAAACAATCTGCAGCGGCGAGTCGTTGATTGCCGCTGAGGCTTTCCCGTAGACGAACAGCTCCTCGCCGATCTGCTGGGTGATGTTGCCACCGCCCATACCGGCGTTCCAGGAGCCGGTGGCGCCGTCGTACCAAAGGCGGCCAGCAGCCAAGGCCACGGCCGAGCCATTGGCGAAGTCCAAGTAAGGCGTGGCGCCGTCGACCACATACCCGCCGATGTTGTTGCTCCAGGTCGGGGTGCCTGCGCCGCCGGATTTCAAGAAGTAACCGCTTGTGCCCGCCGCGCTGAAAGCGTAGGCCGTGCCAGTGCCGTAGGCCACAGCGCCCGCCGTTGGCGTTGCTGAGCCGTTGGTGCCGCCGTTTGCGATCGCAAGCGTGCCTGCCAGCGTCACAGCGCCCGTGGTGGACGTGGCGGGCGTCAGGCCCGTGGTGCCGCCGCTGAACGACAGCACGCCGGTGTTCGTGATGGTCACGGCCGCCGAGCCGTCGTAGCCAGAGCCGCCCAGGCCGGTACCGATGGTCAGCGCGTAGGGGTTGGCCGCCGTGATGGTGCCAGAGGACCCCAGGGCAACGCTTACGCCGTTGTAGGTCACAGCACCGCTGCCTGGCAGGTCGGTGTTCACGATCTGCCGGAAAGTCGGGTCAGCATCCACGCCCGTGATCGGGCCACCGAAAAACCGCTTGGCAGCCACAGGCGCCAAAATCAGCGTCGAGCCCCAGGTCGGGGCCCCGGTGCCGCCCGAGACCAGCACCTGGCCAGCAACACCGGCCGCGCTGACGTACATGCCGTCCGAGCCGGACCAGATCACAGCGCCGGGCTGCATCACCAAGGAGCGGGCCGTGCCGCCGCTTTGCAGGCCCAGGATGCCGTCCACCTGGGTGTCATCGGCCAGATTAACGGCCGGGTGGCGGTGGTCCGAGCGCGACAGCGTCAGAGCGGCACCGGCCGAGCCCGAGTTCGAGCCAGTCAGCGGAGTGCCGCCGTAATTCACGGCAAGCGTCACGTTCGTGTTGAGCGCGCCACCGCCGGTCAGGCCGTTGCCTGCGATCACTTGTCGCGAAACGGGCACATACCCGGAAATCGACAGAGGAACGGTTGTGGCCGCCATCACGCGGCCCGTGGCGTCAACAGTGAACTGCGGCACACTGGTGGCATCGCCGTACACACCAGGCGTCACACCCGAGGCGGCAAGCTGAGCGGTTCCGATGCCGCCAGGAGCAACGCTGAGTGTCACATTCGAGCTCAGCTGGCCACCGCCTGTAAGCCCCGTGCCAGCAATCACCTGGCGCGATGTGGGAACACCGGCCACCTGCAGCAGGTCCCCGGCGCGAATCTTGTAAGTGATGCCCTGATAGACGCCAACCAGCAGTGTGTCTTCCGACGTCGTCAAAGGGACGGGAAGTTGCGTGATGCTGATCGGGATCAGGTTTGATGGGACTTGTGCCATTTCTGCGTTGCTTTCAGTCGATCACGAACAGGAACTGCCCGCTGTCGGTAACGATGAACTGCGTGCCGTCCGGCGTGATCAGGCCCGAAGGATGCGTGTTGATCGGCGTGTCCGGCCGCACAAACGGCAGCACGACTTGGTCCTCTGGCTTGGCCGCCAGACGGTAGGGGTCGTAATCGTCCGTGTCCTCGTCGCAGACCATGAGCGCCGGGTAGTTGGGGTCCGGGTGCAGATCGGCCAGCCGGAACTTGCGCGAACAACGCGCGCAAATACCAAGCCCGTAGGTTGGTTCGCCGGATGGGTCAATGAAGCGTGGCATGGCTTACTTCGTGTAGCACCCGATGCCGGGATTGATGAACGTGGGCGAGCCGTCGTTGTCGCCGTCCCAGGCGGCCTGGCGCGCGGCGTACCACTTCTGCTCCAGCATGGTCACCAGGCTTGGGTCCACGGACGGAGTTTCTGCGCCAACTTTGGCCGACAGACCGGCCGTGATCGCTTCAAGCCAACGCTGAGGCACCTCGACGTCCTGCTGCAGGTTCTGCGTGTCCATGATGTGGCGGTGGCGCCAGACGATCAGCTGCTGGTGCTCGGCTGCCGCATTCGGGCTTGGCCAGAGGTTCATTACCGGCTGGGGCAGGTCGCGCTGGAACCAGTAGGTCAGCGGGCGGCCCAAGAACACCTTGTTGCTTTGCGCCACATAGGTGTCGCGGTTGAGCACACCCATAGGGATTTCCTGCGGCATGGTGCCCAGGTAAACCTCTTCCATCAGCATGGGAGCCGTGCTGGTGATGCGGAAAAACGCCTTGGGCCGGGCCGGAATCACATCGGTCCAGGTCCACTCGCCAGATGTTGCCGCGGTGGTTTGTGTGCCGACCGTGACCCAGACCAAGCCGTCGTTTGAGGTCTGAAACGTCAGGTCGACAGCGGCGCCGAGCCACTTCACTCCGACCGAGTTCACGGTACCGACGCCGCCATCTTGGTCCGTGAAGTCCACGGTGTAGCTCGTGGGCAGCGCAACGGTGGCGCCAGTGAGCTCCTGCATCGTGCGCAGGTTGGCGTTCAACACCTCAACGGTGCCGTTGGTCAGCGTGACGATCGGCTGGCCTTCGTAGAACGGGTAAATCTGGCGCTCAATGCACCAGCTCGGGGTCTTGGTGTTGGCCAGCTCGCTGAGCAGCAGGTACAGCGCCTCAAGCGCGTAGGTCTGCATTTCGGCCGTGATGGCCTGGGCAGGCAGGCGGCAACGCCGGAAGGCGTGATCGACGACCTTCAGTGCGTTGAATGTTGTGCTGCTGATGCTGCCGGAAAAGGCCATGCTAACTCCGTGTTGGGTCGTCAGATGGCCGCCGATTCAGCGCGCCCGATGGGGTTGGGGAATTGTAGAGCAAGCGACAAGGGGCGGCAACGCACCCCTGCCCCGCTCAACGCTTGGATGCCTTGCGGCCTTCGGACATGGCAATCGCCATGGCCTGCTTGCGGCTGGTGACCTCGGGGCCCTTCTTGCTGCCAGAGTGCAGCTCGCCAGCCTTGAACTCGCCCATGACCTTGCCGATCTTGGCCTGGCCAGCCTTGGACGTCACCTTACCACCGGTTTTCATGCCGCCGATCATGGGCTGCGCAGGAGCGACGGGCACCATCTTGCGGCGAACGGATGGCATCTTCACCTGCGTGCGCTCGGTCAGCTCTTCGCGCTGCATGCGAGGCGTTTCCATCTTCTCGTGCTTGACCATGGCTTGGCGGCTGGGGTATTTCTCGCCGGTGGCCTTTTCGACCACGGGGCCGCCCTTGGCCAGCTTGAGCGTGGGCAAGCTGGGCGCCACAGGCTTGGAGCCTTTGACACCAGGGTTCTTGTTGTCCTTGATGCCAAGCGAGCTCTTGTCGGCGATCATGGTCTGGCCCTTGAAGCCAGGGGCCTGGACTTTGCCGCCCTTGGCATAACCCGAGTCGCAAGACCCGCCTTTTTCGTACTTCACCGCGCCGCCCTTGGCGTACTTCACGGCGCCGTCCTTGCCTTTGGTGCCGAAGTCGAACTCTTTGACGTATGTGCAGCCCATAACTTGCTCCTTATTCGCGGTCGGAATGACCTTTGAGGTTGTCGATCTTGCGCTCGATGCGGTCAAAGCGATCAATCAACTGTTGCATGTCCGCGCGGAACTCGGCGCGGGTGATGTGGTCCCTGGCGACTTCTTCGCGGGTCTTGTTGAGAAGAATGCTGATGCGGTCAAGCTCGTCGAACTTGCCCTTCAACAAAAATCCCATCACGGCCACAATTGCACTCAGGGCAACGTTCCAAAGCATCATCTCCATCGCGTACTGCTCCGGAAATGATCAGGTGTAAGCGACGTTGACGGTCCCGGCTGCCACGACCACCAGGCCGTTGTTTGCCGCAATACCGTGGCTGGCCCAGGTGGCAATCTCACCGACCGCCATGGTCTTGGTGTAGAGGATGGTGCCGCTGGCTGCCGATGCGTTGTCGTAGACCGTCACGGCGCCTGCAGCGATGCAGGTCACCGAAAACAGTCCGGCGGGGGTTGGCTTGATCACAGCGGTTGCGGCGGCAACCTGCTGATAGCCTAATTTGTCGGTCATCATGAGGTGATCTCCTGGTTTGGTTGAAGCCCCGCGCGAGGGCGGGGTGCGTCACAACGCAGGGGATCAGCTCAGAGCCGCGCCGACGGCAGTCACCCAAGCAGAGCCGGTGTTGATCACCAGGCAGTACTCGTTGTTGCCTGCGCCGTTGTCGGAAATGATGTAGCAAAGGCCAACGGGCGAGCTTGCGGGCGCCGGAAGGTTTGCGGTCGTGGTGAAGGGAAAGTCAAAACCGGCCAAAGACGAAACTGGGCCGCTGAAAGTGGTTTGAGCCATGATGATTCCTCACATGCGAGTTGTGCGCAGCCGTCTGCATGTCGTCGGCCAGGGCGGGCCGTCTGCTGCGCGTAAAAAAGGTGCCCTGCGAGGACATATTTGAACACAGAGTTCAGGTGTTTTCAAACTTTGCGTTTTTCCTGCAGTTCTCAAACCACGGGATGACTTGCAAATTCCATGGGACATGAAGACCAGAAACGGTTTTTCCTTGCAAAGGAACGATGTGGTCAACATGCCATTGAAAGCCTGTGAGCTTTGACCGCACTTGAGCAAGATGATATGCCTCGTCAACCATCCACAACTCGTCTTCTGACAACCAGGATGGGACTCTATTTTTTAACGCAGCATCACGTTTACGCTGGTAGGCGGCACGCTTGTGTTGATTTTTTGAAAACCATTCGCGACTATAAGCATTGCGTTCTTCGGAATGTTTTTCACGATTTATTGCACAGATTTCTTTTCTTCGTTCTTGGTTATTTGAAACCCATGCGGCAGAGCGACTTTTGGTCAGCTCCTTATTTTTAAGGTACCACTCCCTTGAAAGGCGCTTTGCGTTTTCTTTGTCTCTGGCCATTTTGAAAATAAAAAAGCTCCCACCGCGAGTAGCAGTGGGAGCTTAGATCGGCTTTTAAACTAAGTCGAGTAAGGGTTTACCCTCAAACGCCAGCTGTGCCAAAAACACCTCGTGGATCCGTCCATCCGAGGGCATAACGCTCCGTCGCTTTGTAGCGCATAGAGTCAGTTTCAAAATCCCCCTCCATGGATTTCTCCAAACCGCGACGCATCATCAGCTTCAGACCTTCGGGAGCGTCGGTCTGAACCCACCAGGCGGTGGTGCTGGTGATACGAGACAGGTTGGCTTGGCCATCGGCCAGCAAGCCCATCGACTTCACAGGGTTGATGTCGTTGTCGGCGGTGCCGGTGCGCAGCACAGACTTCAGCAGCACTTCAGCCTGGAACACGTTAGAAGGACCGGCAACGATCTTCTTGGGTGTCAGACGGATGCGCTTGCCGTTGTTGTCCACGGCATTGCGGATCTGGATCAGCATCTGCTCGAGGGACGTCTGCGACAGGGCAGCGGCGGTGGCCAGCTGGTTGCTGAACGTGCCGTTGACGATGGGGTGAGCCGTGGAAACCAGAGACACGCCGTCACCGCCTGCATACGCGCTGTTGAAGGCTCGGTTCAGGATGTTGGCTGCCAGGGTCTCTTTGGTCTCGATCAGGGACTGCGCCAGGTGCTTGGCGTAGGTCTGACCGATACGGATGTGGTCACCGTCCTCGACCAGCACTTTGGTCAGGGCAAAGGCCAGGCCGTACACCTTGTAGAGGTAGCGCTGCAGGAACAGCACGCCGCCGGACTGGTAGGTCACGGCCATGCCATCAGGCAGCTCGGGCGCAGCACCGAAACCGTACAGGACGGGTTCTTCGTGGTAGTTGCGCGGGATGCCTTTTTGTTCGCGGAAGACTTGCTTCCACTCGTCAGCACGCTGCTCATAAACGCCGTCGAACACTTCGTTCAGAATCGGCTCGACTACGGAACGGAAGTCCGTACTACGCATTGGGGTTGCCATGTTTCAGCCCTCCTTATTAACCGACTGTGTTCACAGAAGCTTTGTACTGGTGTTCGTTGATGCGAACAGTCACTACAGCGTAAGCGTCGGTGATCGAGTCATTGATTTCGTAAGCAAAGCCAGTGATCTGGAACTGGCCAGAGGTCGCTTGCAATGCGGTGAGTTGGGTTGTGGACAAACCAGTGCGGGTCGAGCCGCCAGGCGATGCCACAGTCCAGTCGGCTTCTTCGCCAACAGCAGTTTGCATGCTGGTGACGCCAGGAGTGCCCGGATTGGTGTACTGAACGTCGAACAGCGTCTCGGGATCGTCGTAGACCCAAGCGATGATGTTCGTTGCAGTCACGCCACTTGGCCAGAAAGGGCTGATGGTGGGTTTGCCGGTAACGTCGAGGTACTGGCAGCCAGCGAAAATGCCCAACAGCTTGACGCCGTCAGTAGTTCCGCTGCGTGTGCCGTCGGATGTGCCCAGCTGGACAGTACCGTCGGCGACGAGCTTCACGGGGTCGCCCGAGAAGATGTTGGCAGCATAAGCGCTGGCAACGGTGTAGGCTTTTGGACGAATCTGACCACTGTTGTGGAAAGACGCGCGGAAGCCAAAGGGTGCGCTAGTCGAAGACATTTGCTTTTCCTTTGATGGGTTGAGTGGACTTCAGATCAGGTCAGCTCAAACTGAGCTTTCCGTTTTTGTCCAATTTCAGACATGCCATCACCCGCATCCATGCGCGACCCCGATGCACGAGCCTGTTGCTCCATGAACTCAGCCGTGTCAGTGAGCTTTTCCTCTTCGCGCAGCGGCGCGTCGTGGTGAGCTTCCTGCATGTACTTTTCGTACAGGCTGATAGGGAGTTTGAAGGCGAGCATTTCGTTGACACCGATAAAGCCCTGCCACTCGCCAGTTTTGACGGTGACATATTCCCAGCCAGGCACGTCGCTCGGCTTCAGGGGCTCGTAACCCAGACGCATACGCATGTGGATCGAGTCACGGGGGTTGGTCGTGGTTAGCCAGCAGCAATGCCAGCCATCGAGTTTGGGCAAGTCCGGAAGTGAGGACTGGTGGAACTGCTGTCGGAACATTTCAACCCGCTCATCATCGGACAGGGCGCGCGATTCAGAAACGGCGCGATCTACCATCGCACGGTTCTCGCGGTTGTCACCAGCAGATTTCTTTAAGCGTTCGTCAGACATTTCTCGCTCCTTTCAGCGATTGGGAAAAATTATAGGTTGGATTTCAAAAAACACAACGCGATTTTTAAGCGCGGTTGTTTTTGTCGTATTCGGCATAGCGTTTTACGTACTTCATTCGAAGCACGGGATCGTCCCAAACGCCTGCGTCAATCAGAGCCTGCTTGCGCTCTGGGCTGATGTACACCTCGGTGCGGGTGCTGGTTGGTGCATGCTCACGGCCAGAGCCAATCGCAGGGCCGCCACGAGTCTGGCGTTGCTGGCGGGGCTCGTCGCGGGTGCCACGGTCATCGCCATGGTCGTTGCGGCGCTGGGTCTGCTTGAAGCGCTCGGGCAGGCGGCGGGCAACGCGATCGCGCAGCTCGTCCCAGTACTCCTCGGTGTCAGGCCGGAAGCCCTCGCGGTGCAGGGCGCCGTCGATGGCCAGCACAACAGCGCTGTCCTCGTCTTGGCCCTTGAGGTCGTACCAGGGGTTTTCGCTGATGAACTCCTTGGCGTAGTGCACCGCCATGTCGTCCAAACCGTCGTCTTGCTTGACCGGGCGCTGGTTGGCCGCCTGCTGCTTGGCAAACGCCAGTTGTTGCGCTTTTTGCAAGGCCTGGTCACGGTAGCGCATGGCCTGGGTGACGTCGTCCCCGTTGCCAGCGGCCACGGCCTTGGCGATCACACGCTCAGCCATTTCGGCCTCGTTGCGGGCCTGGGCGATCTGGGCGTCGAGCTGAGACAGGTCAGCTTGGTGCGTGCGCTGCTCGACGGTACCGAGGCGGCGCTCGAGGTCGTCGTTGCGCTTGCGCAGGAAGTTCAGCTCCAGCTTGTCGCGGCTGATCGCCTCTTCGCGGCGTTGCTTGCGCTCGGCCTTTTCCTTTCGGCGGCGTTCGCGGATGGCCTCGCGCTCGGCGTCGTTTCCGTCGCCACGGTTGTCGTCGTCGTTGCCATTGAGGCGCGCGTCGCCGTCGTCATCGTGGCCGTCGTCGGCGTTGTCGTTGGGCAGGTTTTCAACGATGACCAGCTCTTCCCGGTTTTCCGGGTTGTTGCTGTTGTCGTTGTCGTCTTCGGTGAGTGCAGGCATGGTTTTCTCCTGTGATGTTTATTGGCAGGCCTCGCAGGTGCCTTCGCCCGAGAGGTCGCAGGCTTGGCCGAGGGGGAAGTCGTCGTCGTGGGCAGCCTTGGCGGCCAGCTTGCTGCGCAGCTCGTAGCCCATGAGCGGCCAGAGCTCGTTCTTGGCGTTTTTGATGGCCACAGCCTCGCCGATGGCGGGGTCGTCGTTTGCCGGAGAAACGGACGCTGATGGGCGGCCGGTCACGGCAAAACCATTACGGGTGGTCAAAACGGCCCAGCGCAGAATTTGGCCAGACTTCGACACGTGCTTGACGATCTCGGTGTCCACGATGTTGGCGTCAAGGTCCGCCGGTGTAACTCGATTTGCGGTGCTCATGAGTGGCAGCTCCAATCTTCGGACAGGCAGTCGTTCACGCTGGGAACCCAGGTGCTCACGCTGTTGTCCACGTTTTTGATCGCCAAGTAGGCGTTGTAAGGGACCAGTGCGTCATCGCCAAAGTAGGCCTTGGCCGTTGGCGTGCGCGCCGGGTAGCTGTCGGCCGGGACGTAGTAAACGAACATGCCCTTGCCATTCCAGCCAGCGCGGGAAACCTTCATCCCCGCCTTGAGCGCTTCCAGGGCTTGGCCGAAGGTCATGTTTTCGGACGGCCGGTAGGCGCGCTCGAACACATCCTTGGGGCTCCAGCTCACGTATCCAGCGTAATGGTCAGTGTTGCCCTTGCCTCCGTCGACGTACTCAACAAGGTAGCCCGCATCCGCAGGGTTCTCGTCTGCCGGGACAGTCCAGCCACGGAAGTCGTTGTATTCCTGGCGGGTCATAGGCTTGGCGTTGATCAGTTTTGTGCCGATATAACGTTTCATGGTGCCCCCTCAGATGAACGCACGGATGGCCAGCGGGTCGCCGGTCACCTGGCCAATGATGTCGAGATCGTTGAAGATCACGAACAGAGCCGACTCGCCGGATTCCATGGGGACTTCCCAGCGATCGCCGCCGTACTTGGGCACGCGAACGTAGTCGCCCGGCTTGCACCAGCTGCCTTCCGGCCAGGAGTCCATGGTGTTTCGGTTCTTGAACGCAAGCGCGCCAACAGAGACAACGCGGGCCACCTGGGTGTTCCACTTCTCGGTGTCACGCGAGCCGTTGTCAATGATGATGCCCGAGGCGGTCTTGGTCTTGGGGGTGCGAATCTGCACCAGGACGCGGCTTCCAAACGGGATGATTCCCGGGGATGCGTCGGGAAATGCCTCCCGCATCGCGTCAATCAGCACTTCAGCTGTCATCTTCTGCTCCTTTCAGCAGGTGTACGGCGGCCACAGCGGCCGCCATCAAAAAATCGTCACAGACCTGTGCAAATCACAGGTCTCGGTCGCCGTGTCGCTCGTCGTCCAGAAGGGCAAGCAGGGCTGCAATGGCCGCTTCGTATCCAGCGACCATGCCCACGCGGTATCCGTACTCGAAAGCGTCACGCTCGACCGGGCGCTTGAGGGCTTCAAGCGCAAATGCCTGCTGGTCAGCCTTGAGCTTTCCGAGCAGGCGGTCCTCGATGGCCATCAGGCGGGGGTCTTAGGCATCGTGGGGGCAGACGGCAAGGTCTGGCCGGTCACGGGCTGGCCAGCGGCCATGCGGTGGTGCTGCTTGACCAGTGCACCAGTCATTGGCACGGTGCTTTGGGTGGGTTTGTCGCTCATGGAGTGCTCCTTGGGGTTGGATTATCGTGTGCCCGGGTTGATCCCGGTACCGGTGCTGACGGCGATTTTCTCGCCGGAGGCAATTTCTGCTGCAGCCAGGCGCATGGCCGTGGCGTTGTCCGCGTCGTTCATCTGCAAGCGGGCATCAATTTCAGCGGCCGTGCGCTGATTCTCGGATGCTTGGCGCAACTGCTCGGACTGGAACTCTTCGGCGCGAGACTGCTGCTTGTCGGCCAGAGCGGCGGCATCCAGCTGCGACTTCTGCGCGGCTTTTTGCTGCTCGAGCTGCAATCGTGCCGCGTCGGTCTGGGCCCGCTGCTGCAGTGCAAGCTGCTGCACCTGCGCATTGAGCTGCGCAATCTGCATGCTGTTGTCTTGCGGCATCTGTGGCGGCTGAGGTGCAAACTGCTCGGCCATCTTGTCGATCTGAGCCAGCTCCTGCGCAAACTGCGCCAGCTGCTGCTCGATGATCTGCTGGACCTTCACAATCACGCGAACTTGCTGCTCGGCATCGCCGTCGGCGATCAGGTGCTCACGCTCAGCGCGCTGCACAGCCTCGTGTGCTTGCGTGAGGTAGAAGTTCAGCAGGTGGTCGCGCAGGTGCTGCGCCATCGGGTAGATGTAGGTCTTGACGATGGCCGGGTTCATGCCAAACATCGGCGACTTCAGGAACGCCAGGTGCGTCTGGATGTGCGCCACGTGGTCCTGCTTGGGCAGCACGTAGACCGGACGGCCCATCGAGGCGGCAACGTTCTCGCTCACCGGGTCAACGTCGTCTTGGCCAGGCTGAGGCTGCAGCACATCGTCTGGGCTGAGCTTCAGGTTGCGCAGGAACATTTCCTCGACCTTGCGCAGGTCGTACATCTGCGGCATGGCAGCCGCGCGGGCCTGCACGGCCTGAACCTGGGCGAAGCGCTGGGCCTCGCTGAAAATGGCCGGGTCGCTCACAGGCACAACGTCCATCGGGCCGTCGAAGTCCTCGGGCTTGATCTCCAGACCAGATTCTTCGGCCTCGATATCCTCGTCGGTCAGGTAGGCGCTGTTGATGCGGTGCAGGATCTGGAACACGCGCGCCATCGAGTTGTGTAGGCGCGAGTGGATGGAGCTGAACACCACCATGCCCTGCTCGATGAGCGCCAAGGTTGTGCCCACCGGAGCGTTGGGGTTCTGGTCAGACAGTTTCTCGAACGAGGTCTGCACCACGCCCCTGCCAGCGTCCACCAAGAAGCCGAGCAGCTGGAACAGCGTGGGGCTCGGGCCGTTGAACGGCAGCGGCATGGCCAGCTTGCGAATGTCGTCTACCAGGGCGCCGCCCTCGATCTCGACCACCTCGGTCGGCTGCACGTTGATGGTTTGCCCGCCAGGCCCGCCCTTGAGCTTGATCATGGTCGGGATGTTCTGGATGTGGGCCGAGTCCAACAGCGCGCGCAGGGCGCCGGTGGCCGCACCGGACAGGCCGCCGATCATGTGGGTGAGGCCAATCGGGTAGGCACCGCGCCACGGCACGAACGGGAACTCGACAATCCAGTCCAGTTCTTTGCGGCGCTTGTCCTCGGGCTCCCAGTTGCGATACAGGGCCAGGGCCTTGCGCGTGGACTTGTCGATGCTGATGATGTACGGCTCCATGCCGTCACCGAAGTCCAGGTGGGTGTAAATCTCGAAGATGGTGCGCAGGCCGTCCTCGTTGTAGCTGGTGTCCTCGCGGCCCTCGATCTTGTCGTTGGCCACTGTCGAGCGGCTGAACTCGATCTGATCGGGCGAGCCAATAACCACATCGGCGTACATCCCGGCCTTGACGCGGCGGTTGAACTCGGACTTGGTGACGTACTGCACGTGCGTCTTGCGCTCGGCCGAGTAAAAGTTGGTGGCCGCAAACGGCAGGTAAATGTCGTCGATCGGGATGAACTCAGCGGTCGGGCGCTTCCACTGCGGCGACCACATGAGCTTGAGGTACTGGCCGCCGCCCAGGGGCAGCTGCGTGGACAGTTGCTCAAGCTCACCGCGCAGCTCTGGCATCTGCTGCGTGGTCTGCCAGTTCATGAAGTCGGCCTTGCGGCGGGCTTTTTCCAGCTTCTCGGGCTCGACCTCGCCCAGAATCTTGGACTTCACGGGACCGGAAGGCGGGAATACCTCCTTCATGAAGCGGGCGCTGAAGTCGACGCAGGCCTCGACCAGCATCGGGTGCACGACCTTGTTGGCGCCGGTGAATTGCGCGCCGCCGGGAGCATCGTCGCCCAGGCCGGTGCGGCGCAGGCCTTCCTCGTAGAGCTTGTCGCGCTTTTCGCGGGCGTCCTTGTCGCGCTCGATCTTGTCGAGCAGGTCGCTGGTCGCGTCGGCCAGCATGCTGCGATCGACCTCGTCAACGATGTTGGCGAAGTGGGCCTTTTTGTCGGCCACATCCTGCTCATTTTTCATGCGAATGACCGCACCACCGTCGTCGGTGTCCTCGACCTCCATCTCGTCCTCGGTCGGCAGGGTGACGGTCTCGCCGCGCTGCTCTTCCTCGGAGTCGTTGACGTCGGTGCCGTTGTTCAGAAGTTCGTCTGCCATGTTTACCCTGCGTTGAGTGCGTTGAGATCGCCCACGATGGCGTCGATTCTAGCCGGGTCGAAGTCTACTGTGTGGGAATTCGCAACCAGGCCGCCGTCAGCGTAGGCTCGAACGTCCCCAGCTTGACCACCGTCTGCGAATCGGTAGGCCGACGCTGGGTCCTGCATCGCGTCGCTGTTGTAGATGTTGGAGCCGACCAGGCCGTTGCCTGTCTGGCCGTTGCTCACCACGCCGCCTTCAGCGTATTTCTGGACCAGGCCGCCCATGGCGAAACCTTCGCCGCGCACGCCTGGGGTGAGGCCGGTGCCAAAGGTCCGCTGCAGGTCTTCAATCTCCGCAGGTGACAGGTAGTTCCCCACCTCGCGGCCCGAGCTCTTTAGGGTCTCCAGCTCCAAGTCGTTAAAAACATCACGTGACGAACGAAGCCCCGTGTTCTGCAGATCACCGATTCGACCCCAGTTCCCAGACCGGATGAAGTCCTGCACGGCAGGCAGGTACTCTTCCTTGGGTGCGCGGTTGGCCTTGCCTTTGATCTGGACGATTTCAGGGGTGCTTATTTTTCGCGCGTAATCCTGAGCTTCTTCAAGAGTTGGGAAGCCGTTACCTTGGTTGTTGACGATAAATGTCGGTCGTCCTTTGAAATTGCCTTCGGTGATCGATGGATTTTCAACGCCCGGCGCCACCTCGATCGTCACGTGCGGCTGGCCCTTCTTGTCGCGCAGGCTGTAAATCTTGGACCGACCCTCGACCACATCAGGGCAGTAGCCGCCGACGCAGTGGCCCATGGTCTCGCCTTCGTACTTGAGGGCGTCCTCCAGGGCTTTGTAGGACTCGTCCATTTCGACCTTCTTCTTGCGGCCGAAATCCTCCATGGTCCGGCGCACGAAGTCGTTGAACTCGCGCGTGCCTTCCTCGAGCCCTTCGTCGTATGCCATGTCCATGGCCACTTCGCGGCCCATGGCCTCGTTGTAGTCAGGAGGCAAATCCATCTCAGGTTTCTCGACGCTGATCTTGCGGCCAGTTTCCTTGGGGGCTTTGAGCTCCACCCACTTGAAGCCCTGGTCCGGGTACTCCTTAATCACATGCGTGGCGGGCCCCATCGCCCGCGCCATGTCTGCCTCAGCCTTCTGCGCCGCACGCCACTCGTTGATCTTGGCCACGCGCTCGACCGCCTGGGGCACGGTGACCTTTTCCAGGTCGGAGTACTTCAGGCGCAGGTTCTCTGGCAAACCGGACGCAGGGTTGATGGCGTTTTTCAGCTCGTCGACCAGGTGGGTGAATCCAAGATTGGCTGCGGCATCAGACTGCGACGGTAAATAAACGGGCGTCTCTGGGGGAACCTTGGCCAGCCAAGGCATCTGCTCGGCGTAGCCTTGCCGTAGAAGCTCACCAGCTGGCATCTGGCCAATCGTCACATCACTTGCATCTTCCCACGCTTTTGCCGCTTCGCTTTGGCCCATGGCTTGGTTGCCAGATTTTCTGCGAAGGTCTGAAGCCAAATACCGATTCAAACCAATTTGCTCTGGGGCAATGTGCAAAACGCCACGCTCAGCCAGCGCGCGGACGGGGTCCTCGGGCGTAGCCATCTCGTTCTTGATGTACTTGCCGAGCTTGGTTTCAATCCAGCGGTTCATGGCCGCCTCTGGAAGTTGACGAGCACGCACGCTTTCTGAAACATCGACGCCCGCACGCTCTGCCAAGTTTTGAAGCCCGGTTTCGTTGAGGACCGTTTGCTGCATGGGATTTACTACGCGCTCAACGCTTCCCGTCATCCAGTTCCCGCCCTTGGGTTTCACTACGTTCACGGCGGGCTGCCCTGCGGCCATGGCGAAGTCACGCCCAGCGCGCGACACCGCCGATGGCAAGCCAGCGATCGCACGCAGCGGGGAGCCGGGCCCGGCGTAAAACCCGCCGCCCAGCGTGCCCAACTCGGTCGCGGCACGGCCAACGGGCGTCTGGCTTACGCTGCGCAACGGAAGGCCAGCCTCGACGTCACGACTGGTTGGCAGCACGGTTTTTTCAGACAGGCCCGGCAGCATGCGCACCAGGGACTCAATATCGCCCGGGGCGCCAAGCACGCCAGAGGCCAAACCGCGCAGGGCGGCCAGAGGAGCGTTGGCAGATGCGGCGCGGTCGTTGAGCTCAGGACGGCGGCGGCCAGCGGAGCGGTAGCCTATATACGGCTGGTTCAGATCATCGGCCACAAGAGCACTCCTTGATGTGGTTGAGGGGGCTGTGAATCAAACCACCCTGAGCTTTGTTGACCCACGGAACACCGGCTTGTTGCTCGCGGGCGGCGCGTTCTGCTGCTTGCTGCACAAGGTCCTCAAGTTCGCGCTGCGACTGAGCGCGACGCGCCAGCTCAATACCCAGCGCGTTGTTGTGCATGTCCTGCTTGTAATCCGGCGGCATCTCGCCCCGGCCAAGCATCATCATCAGCGCGCGCAACGGAGAGGTGGAATACTCGTGTGCCCGACCTGCCAGATCGGCAACCGTTGGACCGTACTTCCGCGCCATGGTGCCAGCGGCCAACATGTGGCGGGCAGCGTCTTGCTGATCATCTTGGCCAAGCTGGCCGGGGTACATCTCGCGAGCAATCGCACGCGCGTAAGGCGAGACAGAAAAAATTGATGGGGTATCGGGCATAAATTCACCACTTCACTTTGTTGGCCCAGTAGGCCGCGCTCGACGGCCCCTTGGCGATGTTCTTGGCGTGGCGTGCTTTAAACGCGTCGCGCTTGGCGGTGGTGGCTGCCGACTCGCCAGCCTTGGGCTTGCCCGCCGTCTTGGCACCCTGCTCACCGAAGCGGATCACCTTCTCGGTGCCGTCGTAGCAGGCTTTGACAACGTGGGATTTCGTCGGGTGGTCCGGCGTGCGCTTGGGTTTGTTGCAGTCCATCTCGGACTTTTTCACCGGCCGCGTCATTTTGACTTCCTCGCGGCGCGCATGTTGTCGACCAAGTTGGGATAAGGTCGCCCGGCCTTCTCGGCTGCGCGCTTGGCGCTGGACTTGGCGCTGGGGGAAAGTGCCTTGGGTGCGCCCAAAGAGCTGGGGCGCTTTTTGTCCCAGATGGGCTTGGGTGTTTTAGACGGCATACGGGTTGACCTTTCCTTCACGACGATGGGGCCGATCTTCGTCAACGTCGCGTGCCTGTGGCAGTTCGAACCACCCGTCGTTTTTGAGGTAGATGACCGCCTGCGTGAAGGTGTCCACATAGTCGTCATGCTCCGCAACGGGGAACTTCGCCACTTGGGTCATAAACGGCTGGGCCCAGCTCACAGGCTGGCCGGGGTTCTTGGCAGACTCCGGGATCCACAGCAGTCCAAGCTCCAACGTCGGCGCGGTTTGGTGTGCCCTCGACACCTTGTCCGCTTGTCCGGGATTGTAGCCAACGGCCGGGACCTTTGCCAGACGCAAGTCCTGCAGCAACGACTGCCCCGATGCCTTGGCCTCAACCAGCAGCCGGTCCGGCTTGCGGCCCTTGGTGGGCATGCCAGCCTTGGCCGAGCTGTCGGCGCCGTACTCCGAGCGCCAGTCCCGAATCACCCGGGCGCGCAGGTCCGGATATCCGAGGTGCTCATCCCAGGCGTCCAGCAGCATGGCGTTGCGCTGGCCTCGGTGCGAAAACACGCCCCAGACCGTGCAGGCCGTCGGGTCGCCAGTCGTGCGCTCAGTGAAGGCGCAGTCGTAGCTTTGCAGGATGTACTCGAAAGGCGGCAGGCGTTGGGCCACGGGCCAGAGCTGAAAGTGCTGCGTCTTGAGGATGCCGCCCTCGGTTGGCGTGGGGTCCTGCTGGAGCTGGCCCGAGGCGCCGTAGGTGCCCAGCAGCTGCTTGAGCTTGGTGATCTCGGCCTCGCCAAAGCGATCAGGGCAGATCAGCTCACCCTTCGTGCGGCGAGGGTCGTAGGGCCCAAGCACCGTGCGCCTGGCCTTGCCGTCCCACTCTGCCGGGATGCAGATGTGCTCCCAGCCGCCAATGTCGTCAATGATGTGCCCGCTGATGTCCTTCTCGTGCAGGCGCTGCATGACCGTCACCATGGCGTCGGTCTTAGGGTTGTTCAGTCGCGTGGACCAGACCTGGTCGAACCACTCAAGCGCGGTTTCACGCATCGCGTCGGACTGCGCGTCCTGGGCCCCGTGCGGGTCGTCAAGGATCAGGCGCGAGCCGCCCTCACCCGTGGCAGTACCGCCGACCGAGGTGGCCAGGCGATAGCCGGTCTTGTTGTTCTCGAAGCGCTGCTTGGCGTTTTGGTCACCGGCCAGCGCAAACATGTGCCCCCAGCGCTCTTGGTACCAGGGCGACTGGATCAGGCGCCGGGCTTTCAGGTTGTCCCGGATGGACAGCGTGCCCGAATAGGACGCGGCGAGGAACTTCTGCTCGGGCGAGGTGAGCCACTCCCAGCAGCACCAGGCCACCGAGACGATGGTGGACTTGGAGTGGCGCGGCGGGATGTTGATCAGCAGCCGCTGAATCTCGCCGGAGCTTACCGCCTCCAGGTGCTCGCAGATCGCCTCGATGTGCCAGCTCGGCACGAAGGGCACGCCGGGCTCCATCACATGCCAGGCCTGCTGCACGAACTCGTACAAGCTGGCGCTGGCCTTGCGCCGGGCCTGCTCCTTGGCGATCAGGTCCAGCATGACGGCGGGGGAAACGGGCGCGTTCATTGCCAGCGAATCTCCCCGCGTTCGAGCTTGTCGCGTTGGTCCATAGCGTTGTGCAACATCACCTCGGGGTAGTCCTTGCTGGGCGTCGGGTGGCACCAGCACGCGCGGGTGAGCTCGTGCTCCCGGAAGTCGGCGAGCGGGATGACGTGGCAAAGCACCTCGTCATCGCCCGGGAAAACCGCCGAGGCAGTCATCCGACGTTGATCGCTTCCTGCAGCAGACGCACAGCGTCGAGCTGGGCATTCACGGTGCACGTGTCGCCGTGGCCGGTTTCGCTCATGGCCATGGCCTGCGCCAGGCACTGGTTGCCGAAGGTGTCCAGCAGCGCCAGGATTCGCTGGCGCTCGGAGAAGAGCATGTCCTCGCCGTGCTTGCGCACCAAGTCCTCGGGGTACAGGGCCTGAAAGCGGCCGTCGTGGTCCATCAGTGCGGGCAGGGGCGACTCGGGAAGGGTGGGTTTGTTCATTCTTTGACCTTTAAATTAAATCGTTCGCACTGTTCGTCAGAGGCTGGATCAAGGCTGGCTTCGTGCTTGTCAATCCATGCATCAAGGGCTGCATGCAAAGCGGCCCGGTTTCTTTGACCAACAGTGAATCCGTTTGTTGTTTTGAGTTTGTCGCCAATCAGTTCTTGAAATCCATCATCACGAGAAACCGAGAATTTTTTTTCCTCTAGCTTCAAACTCACAACAGAACCATTGCCGTAGGCAGAGATGATGCAATATTCCTGCGTTTTCATTCCTCACCACCCTTCGCCTTCATGAGCAGCGCCTGCATCTGCGCCAGCTCGGCGTCGCTCAGGCCTTTGAAGTCCACGCTGGCCACCGAGATCGGGGCGCCGTTGGGGCCGCTGTGCTCAACCTGCTGGGTTTCTCGCCAGCCGATCTGAGTTGTGGCCCAGAACTTCATGAGAACCGTGTCGCCCGCCATCGCCTTTTTGAAGATGCCGCCAGCGACTTGGGCGTTGGCCGTGGCCTTGCCAACAAGAAGCTCGTCGGCAAAATGTGTGCGCAAAGTATCAACGTGAATTCCGTCGCGAATCAGCGCGGCAATTTGAGGAAATGGAAGTC